GCAAGCGCCAACCCAACTGGCCGTCTCTCTGCAATTCATTTATGGCTCCTGGCCAGTTTGCACGGCCACGGTGACGACAAATTGCATCGCCGGGTTCAACATTTACGATACGACCACGACAAAGACTTTGATTGGGACTCTGCCAAATCCAGCCAGCCCATCTGGAACCGTGACGGTGACGGGCAATCTCAACTTCTCAACCGTACCAGCGCTTGGCAGTCACATTGCGGTTGCAAGCACGGCTTACGTAGACTCTCTGGGCAATAAGGGGGAATCGGCGGCTTCGGCCCCCGCACCGTTTCAAGTGCAGCCGCCAGCTCCTACGTCCCTTTCGGTTCACTGAGATATGCGTTGGAGTTTCACCACCGCACCGAAGGTGACTGATTTGAAGCCGTCGAATATCGCGAGCACAACGCCGTAGAGGTATGAAATGCGTAAAATTCTAGCTTTTGTTGTTTCCCTGTTCTTCACCCTGATTCCCATGATCTCGAGGGCGCAGACCACTGTGACGCCCAACATCGGGCTTCAGGTGCCAGCGTTCAATCAACCCAACTGGCAGGTCCCGCTCAATTATGATCTCAACCGCTTGGATCTGCTGCTGTCTGGCAATCTCGTTCTGCCGCCGATAACTTCCGGGGGCGCGATCACCGCCCCTCAGTTCTGCCTTCAAATTGCGAGCCCACCGAGCACTACCTGCATAACGTCCTGGCCGAGCGGCGGAGCTGGGCTTTCCAGCTTCACCGTGAACAATCTCAGTCCTCTCTTCAATGCAACGCTTGGCGCGAATCCCACTACGGCTCCGGCGCTCTCTTTCAGCTTCGCGGCGGCGCCTGGTCCGAGCTGGTTCGGCAATCCAGGAATCACGTCTGCGGCTCCCACGCATAACACCATCGCGATTCCCGCCGCGCTGCTGCCGCAGTATCCAGGCCCTTCGATCGTGGTCGAGAACGGGAACTTCCTCGCGGGCACGGCGGGATGGACGGCGCTTGCCAACATGGCCATAGCGCAAGATACGGCCTCGCCATTCACGAATGGTTTCTCTCTCAAGTTGACGGCCTCAACCCAGTATGCAACGGCCACGTCCACGCGCTACTACAGCGTGCTCCCCGGTGATATTCTGTACTTCAGCATGTGGGCCTTGACGGACGGAACGTTCTCCCTGGTTCCGCAGTTAGCATGCTACGACAGCACAAATACGTTGATCGGGAATGTGAACCTCACCACGACGAGCACAGTTACGTGGACGAACTACTCTGGGACCCTGGTTGTTCCTGCCAACAGTGCCTATGCCAGCATGCGCCTGTATCGCAATGATGCCTCCGGGGGAAGCCATTCCGCCTGGGTGACAGGCCTGGATGTCGTGCGAACCACCGTTCCGGTCATGGATAGAGGCGGGCAGGTATACAACGTCAAGGCTTTTGGTGCGAAGGGTGATGCAGTGCAGACGACCGACGGTACCTGCACCATGAGTTCAGCGAACATTTCTGTGGGCACGGCCATATTCACGAGCACGGCCGTCGACGCCGGAAAGATAATCGACCTGTCGGGCTGCGGTGCCGCTGGGGATCACCTGCTGACCACCGTTTTGACCGTCACGAACACCACGCACGCCGTCTTGGCGACAACTGCTAGCACGTCCGTCGTGGGCACGTCGACGTTCATCATGGCGACGAACGACCTCGGGGTGATCAACTCGACCATCGCGTTATGCAACTCGAATGGTGGAAGCATCCTCTTTCCTCCCGGAGCTTACACGATCAACGCCACTCCCACGACCATCACCAATCGGCAGTGCAACGTGCAAGGCACGGCGCGCGCCAGCACGCTCGAAGCTCCGAACGGCGTGACCGGAATCGCCCTTTTGAAGTTGAACATCCCTCTTGATACGCCCAACTCCGGCTCCCACGTGCGCGATCTCAACCTGAATTGCAACTCCTCGAACCCTGATTACATCGCGCATGGCGCTGCAGGCCGTCAGAACACCGGAGTATGGATGCTGGACACGCTCACGGTTCACACTAGCCATGTGCCCACCAGCAACTGCATCGACGGCTTCTTTCTTGAAGCGAGCAGCTTCTTTCTGGAGCGGAACACGTTCGACATGGTCTCAGACGCGAACGACACCAATCTGTTTCATCTGAAGCAGGATAATGGGAATCCCTATTTCTCCTTCTCTCACAACGCGTTCAAGAACATCTACTTCGCCACGTACGTGGATCAGGACAAGGTGTTCTATCTGGACGGCCCGGTGGTTTTCTTCGGAGATGATGTCCAGAACATCAACGGGAACTTCAGCACCTCGGGCACGTCGTATCTCTTCTACCTGGATGGGGGAGCCGCGATCAACGTCAGCAACATCACGGCCTTCCCGGAAACGAATCTTGGCGGGACTTCCTATGCCTTCTTTGGTGCTGGCTCACCCAGCAGCGCCAATAATTACTGCCCCGCGAACGTGACCATGAACTGCGTCAACTCGCAGGGCACGATCCGCGGCACAACGGCCACGATCGGAGGAACGAACTGGGGCTATCAGCTCTTTTACGATCCTCCGGTGACTGGGACCATGGAGGTGCAGACTGTTCTCACCCTTGCGAACACGGCAGGACAGAACGACGACGTGGATCCCGGCGTGTCGGGTTACTTGCGGATCGCCAACGCGACAGGGCCGTTTAGCATCACCGGCTTCAAGGGCGGCATCAACGGGAAGCATCTCACGGTTGAGAATGCCACTGCTTACGCCATGACGCTCAAGAATCACAACACTGGATCTTCGGCAGCAAACCGGCTTCACACGTTCAACAATGAGGATTTGGTGCTTCCCGCTGGATTCGGCTCCATCGCGACGCTGATATACGATCCAACTTCAGTGCCCCTGTGGATGGTCACAAGTTCCCAGCCGCATGTGTACTCTGGAGTCACGACCAGCTTGGGCGGCAGTCCTTTAACTCTCGGCCAATGCGATGGAATCACGGTTGGAATTTACGGTTCGTCGGCGGCTGTGGCGGCGGGAGGCACCATCACGGTTACGCCTAACACTTTTCCTGGGTCCGGGTTTGACTGGAACAGAGCTTTCATGTCTGGCACGGACGTCGTGGACATTCAGCTCTGTGCAGACGTGGCGGGCACGCCGACAGCGAGCACCTACAACGTGGTCGTGCATGCTCCATAGGTTTGAAGCCTTGAGTTTGGGAAAATCTCTTGCTCTTTGGGAGCGGAGAAGATGGGAGAATTGAAAATGGACTTGATTCAAATCATCGTTGTTCTGATCGTGGTGGGCGTTTTGATGTGGCTTGTGAACAGCTACCTGCCAATCGCGGAACCATTCAAGAAGATCATCAACGTCATTGTGATTATTTTTGTGGTGATCTGGCTTCTCAACGTCTTCGGCCTCCTGTCTGGGCTGAGTTCGATTCACGTAGGACACCACTGAGTGAGACACGAATAGCTCATGTTCTTAATGCACAGTGCGGAGGTAACAAATGCCTGAAAAGGTGAATGGGGGCGGATTCTTTAACGTCAACGTCCTTGAAATAATCATTTTGGCCAGCATGGTCTTTGGCTTCGGAGTCACCTATGCCGAGATAAAGTATCAGCAGTCCGACAACAAGGCCGCTATCGCGGATGTTGCTGCTAAAACAGAGGATTTCCGAAAGAAGGTTGATGTCTTCATAACTCATGTGGATGGTCATCTTTCGCGACAGGTTCAGATAGACAAGGACTGTCCCCGGCATCGCCATGGAAAGGGCGGCCAGATATTCTACTGCGGACAAGAGTTCGGCGCACCGCAGTCCTTGTCAATGCCAGACGGAGATCCGCCCGCAGCGCCTGCCGAAGCCAGACGCGGGCCGAAGTGAGGGCTTGCACACATGGCTGTTTGGGTGTAGGCTTGCATTGACTTTTGGAAAAGGAGAAATATCATGTCAACAGACGCAAAGGTTTTAGCCTTGCTCAAGCAGGCAGAAGCGCTGATTGAATCCTCAGAGGTCACGGCCCCGACGCCCTTCGGTCCTGCAACCCTGCTCAGCGACACGACACCCCCTAGTCCTTTCCCTGGATCAGGGCCGCACACGCTGATCTTTCAACCGACAGCCGGGGGAGCGAATCTGACACTGACGGTATATGACGTTCCAAACGATGCTCGGGGAAAGTCGCTCTTGGTTGTGGGCGAGATTTTCACGTTTGGCTACACACAAACGGCGAATGGGGATGTGATCTCCAACCTCACGGCCTCTGCGCATTCTTTCACCGGCATTCTCGTGGGAGTGCCCTCGGGTGCCACTGCCCCGTTTGGTTACACGCTCATACCCTTGTCAGGAGGCAATCCGCTTACTCTCAATCTCGCTTCCCAGGCCACGGCGCTGACGCAGTATAAGCCGTATTCGGTCGTCTACACCACAGCCTCAGAGAACGGCAGCGGGTACGATCAGGCAACCTTTACGCCTGCGGGGTAGCTTGTGACGCATCGTGGGCGCGTCATTCTCGAAAAGGCAAAAAGGTGATGTTCACCAAACAATTCAAAATCGAACTCAGTCTAGTCCTTGGCGTCATCGTCATCGCCGTGGGATGGATTCTCTGGCATGATTACAAAGCGCAGATCGCCCGCGATGCGCTGGACAAGGAGCATCAGAAGCAGACCGACGAGCAGGTGAACAAGCTGCGGGCTGCGTCGCAGTCCGCCGTTGACCAGGCGAACCAAGCCAATGCGCAGCAGATTGCGAGGCTGACCCAGCAGCAGGCCGTTCTCATCCAGAGCATGAACGCGCTCACGAACAAGCTGGCGACTTTGGAACAAGCGGAATCTGATCGACTTGCTCAAGTCCAACAGATGTCAGTGGCGGACCTCGTGGCGCTTCTGCGGGAGCAATTGGGTCCGGTCCAGGGAACGCCGGTTGCCGTGCCGCTCACTCAGCACGATCTGGCGACCGCGGAAGGCTGGAAGGTCAAGATGGACTCCTGCGAAGAGAGGTCCATCGTCCAAGGCGAACAGTTCGATGAATGCAAACAGGCGACGGCATCCAAGGACGCAACGATAAGAGTCCAGGGAGATTCCATCGACAAGCTGAATGCCGCCCTGAAAGCAGAGCAAGACATTCAGGCGTTGAGAGACAAGCAGTACAAGGAGGATCTGATCGCGGCGAAAGGGACCAAAACAGAACAAGTCCGCAAGTGGCTCATCAACGCTGGCATCGGGGTGCTCATCACCGAGGGAACAAGGGCAGCGTTCCACGGGAGGTTCTAAATGCAGTATCATTATTCTGCGCTCATTGGTCTTTGGTTGTGCTTCTTAGTCGGGCAGTATCTGAGCATCTTGGCCCGTGCCTGGGCAAGCGTCACCTCGAAGCTGAGCGGCATCGCAACGTACGGCCAGTTCTTTCGTCTACATGGCATCCCCATCCTGATTCGAGTCTTTCTAGCCTCGATGGGCTTCATGCTCTGGCACTCCAACGCCGCCATGTTCTCCAAGGCGATTGCAAGGTTGGTCTCAGTGACAGGCTTCAACATCAGCAGTGATCCGTTTCCCCTCAATCCCGCGACGGCGGGCATCTTCGGCTATTTCGTCGATTCGATTTTGGACAAGATTTCGATTCTGGTGCCTGGGATGCGGAAGGAAATACCGCCAGCGCGGGATGAGTTTTCCGTGCCAGAGAAAAAGGAGTAGGATATGCCGCATGATCTGAAAGTCTTTCTTATCGGAGGATTGGTTTGCGTCGTCTTGGAGAACGCGGCCTATCTGTGGTTTCACTACCGGAAGAAGATTGCGGCCAAACTTGCCGACTTGAAGGCGGCGGGAAAGCTGATTGCCAAGTAGAGATACCTTTTTTGATGCAATGACGCTGGGATTGCCTTGTAGCCTCACGGCAGCCCATTGCAGCGCAAAGTCTGGCTCTTATGTCCAAACTCTTACGGTCGGCGCGTCTCCTGCCAAAAAAACGCCCTATGAACCAAATCGAAATGACCCTACCTTACATCCCACCATGCTGGACGCGCCGCCTAAGTCTTGAAAGGTCAACAAGATGACCTCAATCAATCAGATCGTAGACTTCATCCTTTCCCACGAAGATCCCACGCTGAGTGGAAAAGTCACGACCGATACCGGGGGAGTCACGCGCTGGGGCATCGCCAGCCGCTTCCATCCCGACCTGGATGTTGCCAACCTCTCTCTTCTGGACGCCCGCAGCATCTATCTTCAGGAGTACGTTCTGCCCTATCACCTCGACCAGCTTCGCGATCAGGACGTTGCGAACGCCTGCGGCGACTGCTTGGTGAATCCGGGCTTGGGTGCCGGAGCCCACGTCATCCAGCAGGCGATCAACCTATACCGGGCCGGGACTGTGATTGAGGATGGCGAGATCGGGCCAGACACGATCTCGCACCTCAACGGCTGCGCGGAGAACGACATCCTTCCCAGGCTTCGGGTTGCTCGGGTGCTTTACTACATCAAGGACGTGCAGGCCAATCCCTCGTTGGCTGGAAACCTCACCGGCTGGCTGATTCGGGCCTGCGGTTGAGCTCCAGATGTCCGTTATAATTGACTTTTCCGCAACGAAGATTTCGCTTTACAATTGCGAATTTGTTTTGTAGGATGATCTTGTCATTGGAAGTCGCGCTCCGGTGGCAAGGATTGAATTTCGGGGCCAGACCAGAGACTGGCCCCAGAATCCCGACTCTGGCGGGAAATGAAATTTGCCCTCCAATTCGATCCCACACAAATTGACCTGACAACTCAGGACCAGCCATGTGGTCTCTCGGGATTTGCGCGAAAAAATGGGGACTTATATACATGACTCCCGTGATTGAGACTAGCATCCATAACGACTTTCTTGTTGCTTTCACGCCGACATTACGAAGAGCGGCTCATAATCCACACATACCTTCACATTCATTCGTGAACAAGTATCCACTTTTTCTTCTTTGCTTGTTCGCCACTAGGCCAGCAAGGTCAATCTGTACGAGTGGAACCCTGGAAGAATGGACAAAGACTTCGCCACGAAAATGGCCAATCATTTCAGGACTTCGGAGCCTCGCATCAAAGGCGATAAGTTCAGTGAAGGCCGCAGGGTCCGTCTCTTTCAGATGGAGCAGGTGATCATCATCTTGGAACGGGCATTGTTTGCAGGCAGACTTAGGGGCTGAACGGTGGAACCTGTCCCAAAGCCATCGCTTACACTCTTCCCGGCTCATCATGACGCTATCTTCCAAGAGCGGCCACCGATTCACTATGAACTTGACACCGGAGGGCTTCATCCTGTCAGCCTCATCGGTTGAGATTCCTATCCATTGGCTGACTGAGCCTGGGGCTATGTACGAACGCGGGCTGAATCCAAGAATTTCTCGAACCTTCCTACGTATCGGGCGGATTTTGAAATTCCTAGTGCATTGTCTCTTAACGAGCCCCCCTGCCTTTATAAAGAACGGAATGCGGGCCATGTGGTTGCCCTTGAGCAATTGCTCGCTGAGTTTCCCTCTTGTGGTGATGTACACTGGGAACGGCAACATAGACTGGAGCCACGCAAGATGAGAATAAACTTCCGCAGGCTCGTCTTGAGTGTCAGCGAAAATGGCCGCATAGGGCATCGGGCTAAGTTCCCCACAGGCGGCCATCAGTGCCATTGTGGAAGATTGCACACCTGCTCCGAGGCTAATGATGTGCTGCACGTTTCACCTTCTTTGGTTTCTTCGGCTTTGGATGGTAGGCAAGGACCGCATCCGTTATGCGGTCCAGCGGCCCTCAAGGTAGAGCCTAGCAGACTCTTCATTCGGGAATGTCTCGAAAAGCTTGAAAGTGCTTATGGTGGATTTGCTCATTTGCTTTCTCTCCTCACCAGTATAGTAGTTGATTCCCTCAAGGGAGTCAAGTACTATATTTCCTTTGTTTTCAACGTGAGGGAGTTATGTATATAAGTCCCAATTTTTTCGCTGCCTTTACCCAAGGCATGGCGTCCCTAACCTTGTTTCCGCAGACTAGCTACCTTAAATGGTTAAGGTTACCTGGGGACAACGAATGGGAAGGACTGATTAGAGATTGGTATGTTCTTGGCACGGATGTGCAAAGAGCAATTCTGAAATGCGGTCCCGAAGAACTGCGTGTCGAACCCTCCAACCAACCCGAGCGCACTAAAACCCTCTCCGCTGCCCGATGAAAAACTCCGGGGAGTAATGGTCTCTGCGAGCTATATCGGGCCATTACCCCCGCCATCTATCCTAAGACAATACGATGAAATCTGTCCTGGCTGCGCAAAAGAGTTAGTATCAGCGTTTAGAGAAGAAGGTAATCACCGTAGAGCCTTGGAATCAAAGATGGTAGAAGCAAACATTGACGGAATGCGCAGACAGTTCGCTGAGGCTAGGATCGGTCAGATTTTCGCGTTCATTCTCAGCTTAGCCTTTCTGTTCACAGGGGCGTACACCGCGATTCGAGGCCACTCGTGGGTAGGCGGATTTTTGGGGGCTATGGGAATCGGGAGCATACCAAACATTCATGAATCTTATAGGCTATTTGTACTTGAATTGTGGCACTCAACTTGCTCTAATAATTCTTTAGGCAATTTAAGATTTCTCTTGACAACCTAAGAAGGATAATTGATAATTGCTTGCATGGAGGAGATATGAAGGCAGCAAACGTCACGATCAATTATAAAATTCCCGCTGAACTCCGCAAGACAATCAGAATGATAGCGGCGGAAACAGGTATGAGGATGGAGCCGCTGATTGTGCAACTCCTGAAGGAGGCGATTGCGAACCGCAGCAAGGCAGAACAAAAAGGGAAATGACTGTTGCGGCCTGCCTCCAATGGGGGCAGGAGCCGGAACGCTCAGCGTTCCCGCCCACGGTAGGCGAGCACGATCAAAGCCACAGTCGGGCGACAAGGAGAACTCAGATGGAACTTTTCAAAGCGCACAGGCAATGGGCAGAACGACCAGCAGATGAAAGATTCAGTGATCTTCCGACTCTTTACTCAGCCACAAAGAAATACGCTAGCCAGGCTGGCACAAAGGAAATTCCGTACAGCGACGTTCGCGTTCAAGCAGTCGATGATGATGTTCAACTCGTGGGCCGGGCGAACGTTCCGGCAACCTTCACAAATTGGGCATTCGGCCAGCTTTGCCGCATGGTTCAGGCCCCTGCCGAATATCTGCAAAGGATTCCGGCCACCCTGGCGGCGCAGAATCTCAATTATGGATTGGCAAACAAGCCACCCGAAGGCAAAGGCCAGCTTCTCTTCCACACAAACGGCGGCTTGCTGCTGCGCGCCTTCACGAGCGATAAGTACACCCGAATTTGGAACTATGAAGTCGCTGATAGGATGCTTACGCTGGCTGACAAAGGGTGGCAGCCAGCGCGCCCGGACTTCAACAGCAGCCCGGATGACTTCCCGGCTCTATATGCCAGCGATCATGATATGTTTGCCTTTCTCTGCAACTCAAATATTACCATCTCAGAGCCAGGCAATCCTGACAGCTTGAAACGCGGCGTCATCGTGGAAAATTCTGAGGTCGGCGCTGCGGCACTCAAATTGACCCGCTTCCTCTATCGCGCTATGTGTGGGAATCACATCATTTGGGGAGCTACGCAGGTAACAGACATCAGTATCCGGCACGTGGGCGAGGCGCGCGAGAAGTGGGGGCTTTGGGCCACGGAGATACGGCGATATGCCGAGGAATCGGCCAGCGATGAAGAGGCCAAGATTGCGCGTGCGAAATCGCGCATGATCGCGGCCACCAAAGAGGAAGTCTTAGACAAGCTCTTTGGCTTACGTTCGCTGAATCTGACCCGCAAGGTGATCGAGGCTGGTTATGATGCGGTTCTCCCGGCGCAAGACGGCGATCCGCGGACGCCTTGGGGAATCACGCAGGGTATAACCCGGCATTCACAAACCATCCCCTTTACAGACCAGCGTAATAACATTGACCGCGCCGCTGGCAAGATCCTCGAGATCAACTTCTGAGTGTGAGCCCCGGCACCGACCGGGGCAAACAGGAAAAGTCCCCAGGCGAAAGCTGGCGAGGGGGCAGAAGCGAGGATGAATGAGCGAATTATTTTTGAACAAGCTAGCCTATAAACTAGAATTTCCCTGCGAGGGATGCTTTTGCAAGCTGGAACCAATCGCAATCCCTGAAGGCCATCCGATTGCTTTCAAGATTGTCCACTGTGATCTTCACAGGTCGGCGCCAAGACTGCGCAATTCACTTAAGTTTATGATGGAGCGCATTGAGGATGGCACATTGATCCGCAACATCGCCAGTGACGAAAAATCGGATTGGACATTAAGGATGATGCACTTTGTAAAGGACTTGACTGAGGCTCAGGCTGCACTCTATTTGAGCGAGGTGTGTGGGAAGTGTGGCCATGCTACGCATGAGCCGGACAAATGCGAACTGGATGATTGATAGCGCGGGCAGGCGGCTGAACCTGTTCCGGTGACAGCGCCAAGGGATACCCGCATGGGAGGAAAGCATGGCGACGAAGAAAGAGAGAGACGACGGGCTGGCGCGTCAGACCAGCCAGACAGACGAGATCGCGCCCGAGCGCTTGGCGGAAGAGGCCAGGATTGACATCCAGAGCGCGATCATCGTGGCTCGGAAGTTCCCGCGAAATGAGCAGCAGGCATACCAGAAGCTGATGCATGCCTGCGAACGCACCAGCTTTGCCGAGGATGCGCAATACTCGTTTCCGAGATGGTCTTCTGAGGAACAGCGCAAGGTAGACATCATCGGTCCTAGCGTTAAGCTCGCTCGTGAAGCTGGACGCTTGTGGGGTAACATCCGCTGGGGAATCACGATCATCGCGGACGGAGATGACACGCGCACCATCGAAGGTTGGGCATATGATCTGGAGACGAATGCTCGCCCTGCCTATCAGGATACGTTCACGAAGATGGGCTACGTCAAGGGCGGAGGCTGGGAACCGTTGAACGAGCGTGGCCTAAGGGAAACCACCTCGCGTCGAGGAGCGTTCCTGATCCGCAATGCGATCTTGAACTTGATTCCTTCCGACTTCATTGACGATGCGATGCAATCCGTGGACAAAACGCTGGCTTCGGAGGCGAAGAAAGACCCCGATGCCGAGAACAAACGCATCATATCAGCATTCGACAGCATCGGCGTTCAGGTTGCAGAACTAGAATCGTTTTTGGGTCACGGATTGAGTTCGGCCAGCCCTGCCGAGATCAAGAAACTCCGTGGTATCTACAAGAGCATTGACGACGGCAACTCGACCTGGGCCGAATACCTCGGTAAGAAAGAGGCATCGGCTGATTCTGGAAAGAAGCAGCCATCGGGACCGGCTCCCGCTGCCAGTACGAACGAGAAACCAGTTGCCGCAGCGCAAGGCAATGGTGCTCCGCCTCCGACGAGCAACGGAAAGCCGATCAGCGAGTCGCTAGGGACCGGCGGGAAGACGATCAGCGACCAGGAGAAAGGGCTTGTGTGGCAGATGGCGCGCAAGAAGGGTTGGGCCGTGGGAAGTGGCAAGCCTGACGATGCACTTCATCTACTGCTGAAGAGCAAGCCTTACGAGATCGATTCGGTTACTAAGATCAAATCTGTTGATCTTCCGGCGATCCTCAACGCGCTGGCCAACGGACCTGCGGCGTAAGTCAAGGGAAGAGGATGGAAACGTGAGTCGTCCCCCGAATGGTTATTGGAAGAACAATCTTCGCATCGTCAGCGTCACCGAGGCGCTGAGCGCGTCCAGGGTCAGGCGGTGGGCTGGCAAGCCCTCTGCCTGGGCTCGGCGCGCAGAGATCGGGAGCGCGGTGCACAAGGCAACGGCCATCCTTGACGTGAACGGCTTGACCTGGGACGCGGCGTCGCGCGAGTGGGTCGAGCCCTACGACGCCGTGAGCCGCGAAGTCCGGGGCTTCTGCCTGTCCTGGGAGAAGCTGAAGCGCGAATGCGATTTCGTGCCCGTCCTGATCGAGCATACCTTGTTCGCCAAGTCCGGCATAACCGACTTCGCCACGACGCTCGACCGCGTCGGCTTGCTGGCTGGTGCTCAAGCGATCATCGAACTGAAAACCCCGAAGGTGGTTGAGCCATACTGGGGGCCGCAGCTCGCGGGCCAGGAAGAGGCGCTCATGCAGACCTTCGGGCCACCGACCGACCGGCCTTTCAAGTACACGCGCTGGGCGGCGCAGCTTTTCTCGAGCGGGAAGTGCGGACGGCTCGTCCCGTTCACGGACCCGAACGACCGCAACGTGTTTCTATGGTCGCTCGCAATAGCAGTCTGGACAATGAACGCTTATGGCGACACGCGCTGAAGTTGAAGAACTTGCAAAGCAGTTGACGCCGGATGAGAAAAGAGCTTTCGGGGTTGACCATTTACTTGCTCGGAAGTCGTGGACGTATCACGGCGCAACAGATGTTGTTTATTCTTTGGCGATGAACAAACTGAAAAACCGCGAGCGGCAGACGACGCCAGCCACGGAATCGAAGGGGGAAACACAGATGGCGAAAGCGGAAGTCCAGGAGAACAGGATAACGGACATCGTGAGGGCGGAGCCGGCGGAAGTCGCCGGTCCCATAGTCATTACATCAGGAGCCTTGGGAGAGCTTGCGGCGGCGATCACCGCATCAATAGGCCAGACTCTCCACGAGAACATAGCAGTCCAGATCGAGAAGGCGAGCTCGTGGCAGAACATCACCGACGCCACAATGTACTTGGGCGCCTCGGAGCACAGGAAGCTGCTGAGAAGCCTGATCGCCAAAAAGGGTGAGATGTCAGACCCGAATCGTTTCCGCGTTCGGGTGAGCCTGGGGATCATGGACGGCGTCGGGCAGAGGATCGCGGTCGCGGCCGAGACGACGGTGGGGACGGTGAGCCTTGATGATCTGTATGGCCCGCTCGCCGGGCTGCTTGATAAGCTGCACAAGGCGACGACGCAGGGGCGTGCGGAGGCTGCTGAGCGGATCGAAATGGCGCGGGCTAAGCTGGAAGGTGCCGTGCTGCGATGGCAAGACGAGCAGGAGCGCAGGAAGAGAGAGGCGGAAGTCAAGCAGCGCCTGATCAACGAACAGCTTGACAGGACCGACCGAGCGAAGCACTGGATGACGCTGCTCGTTGAGCATGGCTATCAACTCGAAACACTCCAAAGCATCCTTGACAACCCGATTGACCAGGTGACGGATCTGGAGGTGAACACGCTTGAAAACCTTCTGCGCGAGAAGCTGCTGGCTGAGGAGAAGGCGAAGCAGGATGCGGAGCTGGCCGAAGCCATCCAGACGGCCAAGAACCTCGGCAGACAGGACGCGGTGGAGATACTGGAAGGCAAGATGAACGAGCCGGTCGTGGTGGCTGCTCCGCCGCCTCCGCCCGCTCCAGTTGCCAGGCCGGTGTCAACGGCCGTGGCTCAAGCCGAGACTCCGAAGGTGAAGGGACAGGGCAAGCAAACGGTCTATGACGTGAAGATCGACGATCCGAGAGCGATCCCTGCCGAATGGCTGCTGCCTCCAGACGAGCATCTTCTGGATCCCGACTGGTACCCGCGCATCAAGAAAGCCGCATCGGGACAAGGAACGGCGCTGAAGATTCCGGGGATTACGATCACTCCGAGACAGAAGTTGACGCAGAGATGAGAATAGAGAGGAAGCAATGGAAATCGTATTCTTTGACTTCGAAACTGCGGGCGTGCTCGAAACGCAGCCGAACATCCAACTAGCCGCTATAGCTGTTGATGACAACTGGTGCGAGACCGAGACTTTTGAGAAGAAGATTTTCTTTGATGAATCTCTGGCTGATTCGAAAGCGCTCGAAATCAATCACTACGATCGCGCCGTGTGGGCGAAGGATGCGGTTACCGAAGCTATGGCGCTGGCTCATTTTGATAGATTTCTTTGTCATCACAAGTGTATCGAAATGGTGAGCAAGCGAACCGGGAATCCGTATTCAGTGGCCAGACTCGCGGGCCATAACGCTGTGACGTTTGACATGCCGCGGCTGCGTAAGATGTACGGCGAACGATTTCTGCCAGCTCATCCTTTAGTGCTTGATACTCTGCAACTCGCGCTGTGGTGGCACGTCGGGAAGTCTCAGCCAGAAAATTATCAACTGTCCACGTTACTACATATCTTTGGGATCGAAATCGGAGGAAATGCTCACGACGCCCTGACCGATGTCCGGGGAGCCGCATCTTTGGCTCGGTATCTTCTAAATGCCGCACGAAAGGATTAATGATGGCTCAAATGGTTCTGAAGCAATGGAGAGTGAAATTCGCCGTTGGCCCTGAGCTGATGTTATGGGCCAAGGACGGTGAAGACTTGCGGCTGCTCCGCATCGGCGGAGTGAAATCAATCACCCCGACCGGTGCTCGTGCAAGGGAGCGGGACATGGCAAGGGCATGTCGGAACAGGAAATGAAGCAGGCCAAGATCAAAGGCTTCGATCTTCGGACGTTGCGCGGAAGGTTCGAAGCTGCTGGTCAAGGCAGACTCTTTGATGACGCGGAGGTTTCAAGTCATGGCAGAAAATCAAGAAGCCAAGTCAGCCTGGGATGATCTTGTTGCCGCCGAGCGAACCAGAGTTGCAGAAAAGCCTCTGGCTTCCGGTGACGACTTCCTTCTCTTTGACTGGATAACCCTGACCGATTTGAAGCGCAAGAAAGAGCGGGTCTACGTCAGCGAACAGGCTTACAACCGTGACGTGGACAGCGCATACAAGCAGGGCCGGAAAGATGAACATGCCGTGAAATTAGAAAAACGCGCCATTGACCGCTTGTTCGGGTGCTCCATGTTCATCGTGTCGTTGCTTGCGCTGGCGGCGGTCGTGAAATGGATGTTCGAGTGACATGTGGGCGGGACACTCCGAGACTTGCTGACTCATTTAGGCTCTCAGCTCACGAGGAGAACCCGCCCCAACCCTTGAAGAGAGGTTCATCATGGCGGTTCAACACATCGAGAACGTGCCGGACAGATACAACGAGCTCTTGGCTGCGGAGATTCTTGACCAGGAGCCGCGCAAGACGATCCTGCACGCGATTGGGCATCTGAATGGCATCGCTGTTTTTCAAGAGGATAGCAATTCAGAAGAGCGTGCCCTTCAAGTTCTGTGGGCCGCTTACTGTCGATTGGTGACGGAGAAGAACTGTTGAGCTGGCCTTATAACAGCGCGAAGCCGAGAGCATGGGTTCCCGTGGAGCACTTTCCGGCGACCGAGAGCGTCTTTTGTGTGAACTGTGGAGAGGTGGTTCGCATTCGGGATGGCGATAATAGGTTCACGACCAACGGGCATTGCTTGGCGTGTGGAAGTCGCAGCATCTTGCCTCTGATGCGCGTGATCGCGGGATTGAAAACCTCGGAAGCGAAGATCAAGCCATGAGCGGAACGCCGCTAAGATGGAAGACCCGAAGTCTGGTCGAGAATCGAGTTTACAGAAGCCAGATGAGGAACCGGCAAAGGCCAAGGATGCTTGTCTTCTGCTGTCCGCGCTGCCTGTTCTCGACCTCAGTGGAAGCGGAATACAAGGCGCATTGGCAATCACGGCATTCTGAATTGAGGTGAAACATGGTGCTTGTCCCATTTCAAGTCGAACCAGGACAGTATAGTGTGTTCGTGATCCTCCAAGATGATAACTTAGAGCGCATTAAGACATATGATCCGGCAGAAATTACTCTCAACAAAATGCCGGACCCATGGATTTCCATGAAACTCAAGGATATTCTCATCGGCTATGCTTCGGAAAGCGAAACTGCCGATCTGTTGGCCTGTAACGATGAAGAGTCTCGCCAATCATTTCTGAGGCGACTTTCTCGAGGCTGGAAGTTTAGATCTGAAAGAGGAGACCATGACCGGTCGTACTGGAGAGGTAGGACATAAAATAGTTCTGGACTTGCGCAGGCGAGAAATGTTAGAAATAGAGATGTCGCCCTCGACGGAGTGGCGGCGGCCTCCGGGCCTTTGAGGATCGCCGGGGAGTACCAGCAGGCTCCCCGGCAACTTCCCTGCTGGAAAGGTCAAATCCCTTTCCAATCAGACCCGCCAGACCATCTCAATTTGAGGTGATGTCTAAGTGGATATTGAAACGATCTTTGAGACGCCAATCGCTTTTCATCGTTCTTTAGTTCATCTAACGGGCAGCATAACCGCTGCTCTGATGCTCGGTCAGGCTTGGTATTGGACTGCTAGAACCCAAGATCCAGATGGATGGTTCTACAAATCGGCCGATGAATGGCAAGAAGAGATCGCCATGACGCGCCGAGAGCAGGAAGGCGCCAGAGTTAAGCTCCGAGAACTGGGTTTCTGGAAAGAGGAAAGACGCGGCATTCCTTGTCAGTTATACTTCAGGATAGACAAGACGGCGTTTCGCTCTTTTCTGAAAGCCTGTCCTGGAGGAAACTTGATTCGACAAAAAGGTAAAACTGGACAATCCAAAAGCGGCAACCCAGCTTCTACAAAAAGTGAAATCTATAAAGAATCAGAGATTACCTCAAAGACTACATCAATAAGAGAATCAGCGTCCTTTGTTCTTCCTGACTGGATACCACAGGAAGCATGGATGGGATTTGAAGAGATGCGCAAGAAAATCCGAAAGCCTCTCACCGATCGAGCGAGGCGGCTTACCATCTCAACGTTGACCAAGCTAAAGAGGCAAGGACACGATCCCATCGCCTGTCTTGACCAATCAACTCAACGAGCTTGGCAAGGAGTTTTCACGGTTAGGGAGGATGACTCTCCGCAGGGTCAGATATTCGAGCGCCATGACAGCGCTCCGACCGGCCAAAGATTGATTGAGCAGTACAAGGCCGAGAATGCACGGCTAGAACTAAAACAGCGCATGATGGACGGAATCAATAATGTTGGAACAACGGGACAGCCGGCAGCAGAACCGCCAACAAACTGCTGAGCGCACCGCACCTCACAATTTGGAAGCCGAGCGAGCTCTGCTGGGCTCCGTGCTCCTAGATAACACGGCGCTTGATCTCGTGCTGGAGGGCGGTTGCGCACAAGAAGATTTCTTCTCTGAGGCTCATCGCCTTGTTTTTCAGCGCATGGTGGACCTCGCAGAGACCGGGCACAAGATCGACCTCGTGACACTGAGCGAAGAACTTTCCCGAGACGGACTCATGGAGAAAGCTGGCGGTGCGGCGTATCTTGCGGCTCTGACGGACGGGGTTCCCATTGGAACCTCGATCGCGGTGTCAGAATACTGCCGGATCGTGAGGGAGAAGGCCACGATCCGCCGGGTCATCAACATCTCCAGCAACACGGTGGCCAGGGCGCTCGAGGGCGTGGAGGATGCCACGCAGCTTGTCGAGCTGGCGCAGTCTCAACTCTACGACATCGTCGAGCAGCGCATCGCATCGCGCTTCGTGAGCGTGGGTGAAGCTGTCCGCGGAAGTTTCGGCACGATTGATGGGCTCATGGAAGGCGGGCCCAAAGGCGACGGAGTGGAGACCGGATTCTGTGATCTGGACGCCATGATCGGATGCCTGCACAACAGCGACTTGATCGTTCTCGCCGCCAGGCCGTCGATGGGAAAAACAGCGCTTGCCTTGAACATCGCGGCGCATGCGTCTGTTCAGGAGAGAAAGGGCGTAGGGATTTTCTCCCTTGAGATGGGAGTCTCGCCGTTGCTAATCCGGCTCTTGTGCGCTGAGGGCGAAGTCAATTCTCACAAGCTGCGAAGTGGATTCGCCGCTAAAGAAGATTGGAAAAAGCTCGTCAGCGCTCTTGGAAGACTGGACAACGCTCCGCTCTACATCGACGATTCGCCAACGCTGAGTATCCCCGAGATGCGGGTCAAAGCGCGGAGGCTCAAAAACGAGAAGAAGATATGTCTTGTCATCGTGGACTATCTCCAACTCATGAAGGGACAGGGCGAGAACCGTACTCAGGAAATCTCGTCTATCTCGCGCGGATTGAAAGCGATGGCCAAGGAGCTTCAGCTTCCGGTACTGGCTCTCTCGCAGCTTAACCGGGCCCCGGAGATGCGGCGCGGACCGAAACCTCAATTGTCTGACCTTCGGGAGAGCGGGGCAATCGAACAAGACGCCGACGTGGTGATATTCCTGTTCCGGTATCCGAAGAAAGTCAAGGGAACTGAAGACGGTGATGACGATGCTGAGGGTTACGGAGGCATCTTGACTGCGGTCAGCATCGCCAAACAGCGCAACGGGCCGACCGGAGAGGCCGAGCTGGTTTTCCTCAGCGCGTTCACGAAGTTCGTCAACAAGGCGCAACAGTATTTGGAACCTGATACGAAGGCCATGGCCGCCAATGATCCATCACAGTAAGGCGGCCTGGCGAGGAGAAGAACATGGCAAAAGACAAAGGGGAAAGCGATAGATTGCCGGGGATGGAAGAGCCAGCCATAGAGGAACTCGAACAACTTGCAAAAAAGTACACGCGCATTCGAGACCAGCGGCAGGCGCTCACCGTGCAAGAGGTTGATCTGAAGGGGCTGCTGCTGAAGGCCATGAAGAAGAACAAGAAAACCGAATATTCTCACGGCAAGGTCACCATCAAGATCGTGGCCGAAGAAGAGACGGTGAAGGTAAGGATCGCCAAAGACGGTGAAGAGAACGATTGAGCTTGCGGGGCCGCTGTCCACCAACTGGCGTAGGTGGAGCATGGAGTGATCCCCTCCGGCGGCCCCGACTATAATGAGAGCGTGCGGCGTCCAGTGCCTGCCGGAGTGACCGCTGGCGAGTGTAGAAGTCCTCGGGTGTGGATAGAACGTCACATCGCTTAGGTGGAAGGAACGTCACCGAAAAATGCTATCCGGCCACGCTCTCAGAAAGTCTGTTATAACGGACACGGAGAAAAGGCATGCGAATCCGTAAAGTGAAAACCGGTCTGAATCGCGGTCGAGTTTTCGCCGCAAAGCTTGGACCTCTGCTTATTACACTGAAAGGTTCTAGGGCATTGGATGCATTCCCAGCTTATAAGGGCAATAATTTACGTGACTCGCCCAGTCAGCAGAGTCAAGATAATAGCGCGGGTGTCGATGATGCGCCAGCGCAACGCGGGGGTGCGCGATGAGTATTCTAATATCGCGACTCCTAGACATCTTGCTTCCGACCGGAGGATATGCCGTGCAGCTAGTTGAGGCATATTTCGATGAGAGCGGTTCAAGTGATACTTCTCTGGTCCTTTGTGTTGCTGGGTATGTTATCGAAAAAGAAGCTTGTAAGAGTTTGGATTCAGATTGGGAAAAAGTCCTCGACAACTCTAATCTCCCATTCTTTCGAATGTCGGCCTGCGCTCATGGTAGCCGTCCGTTTTCGTCATTACTAAAAGAGGACCGTATTGATATCGAGAAAGAGATGATTGCGATTATCAAACGGAGCATCTCATGCGGTCTAGCGGTCACTGTAGAACCCAGGCAATTTGCCGACATCATGCCAAATTCTAAGGCCATCGGAAGCGCGTATAGTTTCTGTGCCCACGCATGTTTGACGGCAGTCCAATGGTGGGCCAATAAGAACAACTACAATGGTGATATCGCCTACTTTTTTGAGGCTGGCCACAGGAGCCAAACAGAAGCAAACGGCATCATGAACGAGATTTTCACCGACAAAAATCTACGAGCTAAACACAGATATGTAGCCCATTCATTTGTTGATAAACGGAAAGTAAGGCCAGTACAAGCCGCTGACTTAATTGCCTGGCAATGGTACACCGATCACGTGCGCAGATTGAAGCGGAATTTGAGGCCACGAAAGGATTGTTATGAATTGATGCATGACCAGAATTATCATGTCATCCACTATAATGAGGCGCTTCTCAGGCGGGTGGCATCAATCATCCTTCGCAATGAATACCCCATGACATTTGTTGGCTGGCCAGCTATCGTTGAAGGAAATGTATATGAAGACGCAGGATTCGGAATTTGGAAAATTTGATGCAGTCCTCAGCAAGGTTCTCTCGGTGTCGCACGATGAATTGGTGCGCCGCGAAGCGAAGTGGAAAAAACAGAGAGCGGCCAAGAAGAAATCCAAAAAGAGATGAAGGTGGGACGGCATGAGAAATACCCTTGAATCTCTACTCCTTTTCGTGTGTCTATGCTTTCCAGCTTCCGCGCAAATAACCGATGCTTGCCGGGCCTCAGTACAGCATTTGATTTTGCCATCCACTATCGAATCGCCAGCGATGCACCCTGCCCAACCTCTCACATCTATCAAGTTTCTCTTTTCGCTGGGAGGAAAGGACGTTTACTTGGCAACGGCTTTGAAACCTCCATATCCGTGGATTCTGACTACAGATCAGCCGTTGACTCTTTTGATCGTTTACCAAGAGGAAAAAGACCGTCAAGACGCAATCGCTTTTCTGCGCAGCATGGGGTCCGGTGGAATGCTTCTTAACTTGTCCCCACCGGCCCTTGACAACCTCAAATACGCAGCAGTTCATTGTGAGAATAGATGGAGCGAGTTTCTGTCAACGGGAAGCTGCACGGTTCATGACTGGCAGTATTACGAGCCCCCGTCATGTATCGTCATTCCTACGGCGAACAGTCCCGACGAGATGTCAAGATTGGCGATGCTCAATCCGCGCAATCGGTTTGATGTTGTAAACAATTTCAATTGGCTTAACGGATTCCAAATACCATTGGGAGCACCAGTTCAGAAGCTGAAATTCCCAGTTGCCAAGATAAAGGAATTCGCAGCCCGAAACCAAGGTCATTGAGACGGAAAGGAGATGGCAGGATTGCAGAAAAAATAGAAAAGCCCCGGTTCCCGCCGGGGCCTCTCAGAATCTTGGGCACAATTCTAAGATAAGGGAGATTTTCGTCCAATGCAAGTCCAAAATTCTACGGCTGTAGAAATCCAGGAGATACCAGTGCATTGTCCGGTGTGTCATGAAGAATCTAACCAGAAGGCATTTTACTGCCCTGGCTGTAAAAGATTTGTCGTCTCTCTGTACGGACGGTCAACTCAATTTCTGCCCGAGATGTGGATGCAAGCTCACTGACTGAGTAATTGAGTTCCACATTGCCCGCAGAAAGCGCCTGTTTTGTAAAATGGTTTGTTGCAACCGGGACACTCGTTTACCAATTTCGTCCCGCACTTTTTGCAGAATTCTTCATATGTTTTTGGCTCGAATTTCTTGCATGAGGGGCACAGTGAATATTGCTCAATATGGCTCTCTTTCAGGATTCCGGGCAGAGTCCAGAGCGGCGTGACGAGGAAGCGACGGAGATCGCTCGGAAGCTCCGTGACTGGTTGGCTGAGGACCCACAGCAGATAGAGTTGTTCGACTCCAGATCGAGCGTGTTCCTGACTGACATGCTGAGCAGGCTTCAGAGATTCGGGTCGCTGAAGTACGTGAATCCCAAGATGCTTTACTGGCTGCGGGACCTCAAAGCAAAGGCGGAAATCTGATGCGTCATCAGGATAGATATGGCAGTTTATTACAATGAGATTGACCCATTTGCGGCGGCGTGGTTGCGGGAACTGATTAAGGCGGGACATATCGCCAAAGGGGAAGTCGATGGCCGACCCATTAAGGAAGTCAAGAGCGACGAACTTCGCGGGTTCGCCCAATGCCACTTCTTCGCCGGGATCGGCGTGTGGAGTTACGCCCTTAGAGCGGCTGGATGGGCAGACGATACTCCCGTTTTTACAGGCAGTTGTCCCTGCCAGAGTTTCAGTGCGAGCGGGAAGCGGGGAGGCTTCTCAGATCAGCGTCACTTATGGCCCGCATGGTTCAGGCTCATCCGAGAGCTACACCCTGACACAATCTTTGGCGAGCAGGTTGCGTCCAAAGACGGCCTCGCTTGGCTCGACGTTGTTTCGGCTGATTTGGAAGGAGCGGGTTACGCCATCGGGACGGCGGATTTGTGCGCTGCGGGCTTCGGGGCGCCGCACATCCGGCAGCGATTGTACTTCGTGGCCGAGTCCGCAGGCGTTCGATTCGAGTCCTTGCGAGAAATCAGGCGAAGCAATGAGCAGGGCAATGGCTGGGAGGGCGATTCCAGGGCGCAACGGCGGTCCACCAGCGAACCTTCGCGAGAAGGCGAAGCTGGCTGCATGGCCGACGCCGAACTGTATGGACAGCCTACCAAGCGGGAATCTGGAGGAGCGCAAGACGAAAGGCGGCTGCATCAACCTGAAGGACGTGGCTCCGCTGGCGACCTGGGCGACACCGCACAGCGAGGACTCGGAATGCGTGGGAGCACATCGGGGGAACGCGGACGGGCTGCACAGCCAGAGCAAACTAACGAATTGGACATCACCAACGTCGAGGGATTGGAAGGGCGACAGTCGGAAGATGCAGGCCAAGGGACCGAAAGTGCCGGGCGGTGTAAGATTACCGGGCGAGGCTTTACTAACGGCTTCTGGGCCGACGCCGAATGGATCTGGTGCCGGGACCAAAAGTACCGGCCAGTTGAACCCGGCACATTCCCGCTGGTTACAGGGGCTACCAACCGTGTGGGACGATTGCGCGGCTATGGTAATTCCCTTACGGCGCCGGTCGCGGAAGAGTTTATAAGAGCATACATGGAGCTCAATCGATGACGCGCCAACAAGAAGCGAGAAAATTAACCGATGATGCGAAAAAACTCGTGCTTCAGATGGGCCGAACTCATCTCGCGCTGGGCAAGATATTCTCGCGGGTGAGGGATGGTAAGTTCTACAAGGAAGCCGGGTACGAGAGCTTCGCTGACTGGGCTCAGGCCGTGGCGGACATCGGTCGATCCTGGGCGTACACGCTGGCTGATCTTTACACTGAAGTCGAGGCAACGGTGCCGGCAGAAGCCATCCCGACGATCACGGTCGAGAATGCGAAGCTCCTGGTGAAGCTGCCCGAGAACAAGCGCTCTGACCCAACCACCTTGGCCGCCGCTCAGGAGATGACCGGCTCCGAGTTTCATGATTACGTGGACAAGGCGCATCCGGGCCTTCACATCGAGAAGCGCCACCATGAAACATATTGGCTGTCAGACGATGACCACAAGATCGTGGAGATGGCGATCAAGCTGGCGATGGCGCGCTATGGGATGGCGACGAAATCCGAGGCGCTGGCGAAAATCTGCGAGGACTTTCTGAACTCAGAAGGTGAAGAGATTCCCGGCAAGCAGGCCGACTCGCCTCTCATGCGGGACATAGTGGCAGCCACGGAAAGGGCGCAATGAATGATGGATATTGTGAAGCGCATTTAGTTAGAACGGGCGAGAAGATTCCTGTTTATAGGGTTAGCCTTTGCCGTGCGTGTTTTCAGGGCAAGGAATTAAAGACGGGTCAGACAGAGTTTACATCGGACGCTGGCAGCCAAGATCAAGAGCAACCAAACATTGCAACGTTAGAGCCGGTCGCAGATATACACGGAGACTCTAATGTCTGCTACGTGGTCACTGAGAAAAATGTAACTTGGCCTCCTAAAATAGAGACAGTTTTGAGATACCATAACTGGGCTACATATTTGGGGCTGCCACCTAAAGCGAAAAGGATGTGAAACGATCAAGCATCCTCCGGAGCACTCCCATGAAGCGGGCGGCTTTCAGGCAAAGGCCGCGAAAGGCCAAGATCACGAAGTCGGGGCGCGTGATTCTGTCGCGTGCTCAGTACGTGGTTCTCTGTCATGAGGTGTGGCTCCGGGATCATGGTGAGTGCCAAGTCAGGCATCAAGGTTGCTGGGGGAAGCTGCCGTATTTCTCGACGCGCTGGGTAGACCACATCATCAAGAGAAGTCAGGGCGGGAGCGACACACTTGAAAACACAAGACTGGGTTGCCCACCATGCCACGATTGGGCTGACAATCGAGGGGGCAAGCTGTCGGCAAAGCAGAAGGCTAGATCATGACCGAAAGTTATCAAGATTTCATAGAGCGAAAGTCTCAGCTTCAAGGGATGGACGGCCTGAAAGCTAAATGGATTCCCAGCGTGATGTTCGACTTTCAGGCCTTCTTGACGGAGTGGGCTTTGTTGAGGGCTCGTGCCGCGATCTTTCTGGACTGCGGACTGGGAAAGACTTTGATGGAGTTCGTGTGGGCTCAGAATGTGGCAGAAGAAACCAACAAGCCGGTCTTGATTTCATGCCCCTTAGCCGTCAGCTACCAGATGCTCAAGGAAGCGAACAAGTTCGGAATAGAGCTGCATCGCTCGTCGGATGGGAAGGCGCATAAACCGATCACGGTCACGAACTATCAACGACTTCATCTTTTCAATGAGGCTGAATTCTCGGGCATGGTGTGCGACGAGTCGGGCATTTTGAAAGGGTATGACGGCGCGACGCGGAAGATCATCACGAACTTCATGCGCAAGATGAAGTACCGCTTGCTGGCGACGGCGACTCCGGCCCCAAACGACTACATCGAGCTCGGCAACTCGTCGGAAGCTCTCGGCTATCTTGGTTCACCGGAGATGCTGGTTCGGTTCTTCAAGAACGAGCAGAACAATTCTGATCAAAAGAGCAAATGGGTTGGCAAGGGCGGTGGGACTCCGAAATGGAGATTCAAGGGCCACGCGGAGGAGCATTTCTGGCGTTGGGTATGCTCTTGGGCACGGGCTGGACGAAAGCCATCTGATGTTGGTCAGTTCTCGGACGAGAAGTTCATTCTGCCCGGCCTGATTCAACGCGACTGGATTGTGGAGCCCAGGTCGTTGCCCGAAGGGAAACTATTTCAAGTTCCAGCTTTCAGCCTCTATGAGCAGCGCGAGGAGAGGCGCAGGACGATTCGCGAGCGGTGTGAGAAGGTTGCAGAATTGGTGTCGGAAAAGAGCCAGCGGCCGGCTGCCGTTTGGTGCCATTTGAATCCCGAGGGGGATCTTCTGGAGAAGATGATTCCCGACTGCATCCAGGTCAAGGGTGCCGACAGCGACGATGAGAAGGAAGAGAAGTTGATGGCTTTCACCAACCTCCAAGCCGACTGCATCGTGAGCAAGAGCCAGATCGCCGGATGGGGCCTTAACTGGCAGCACTGTTGGCACCAGACCCACTTTCCAACCCATTCGTTCGAGCAATGGTTTCAGTCCGTGCGCCGCTCTCTGCGCTTCGGTCAGACGCGAAAAGTCTTGCTCGATCTGATTTCAACCGAGGGCGAGAAGATCGTGATGGATAACCTGAAATCCAAAGCTGTCGCCGCTGACAGGATGTTTGATAGGATCGTGGCGCTGATGAGCAAAGAGCTGAAGATAAATCGCCGGGAGCAGTTTGATGAGGCCGAGATGATCCCGGCCTGGATGTAGGAGAGGTGGTCATGGCCGTTCAAGAGCAAAAAGTGACGGAACGATATGCGGTCTACCTCGGGGACGCCATCGAAGTTCTGAAGAACTTCCGAAAGGAATCCGTTCACCTTTCGATCTACTCCCCGCCGTTCGCCACTTCCGGGGGTGCCCTTTACAGGTATTCATCGAGCGAACGAGATATTTCAAACTCGTTGAGCTATGAGCAATTCTTCGATCATTATAGCTACCTAATGCATGAAGTGTGGAGGCTGACCATGCCGGGGCGAATCAGTGCGGTCCACTGCATGGACATCGCTTCTGGGAATACGGGCAACGATCATTTGACCGACTTCCCCGGTGACATTATCCGTCTCCACGCGGGCTGCCGCGAAAAAAACTGCAAGGCGAATCACTACGACCGCACGAGCGGAAAATGCGGACACGGCCTCTGGCATCACACCGGGCGCTACTGCGTCTGGAAAGAACCTCTCAAGGTGAGGAACAGGACGATGGCCAAGCATCTTTTCCACAAGGTTGCCGTGGAAGATTCGGCGCGTTGCAGCCCGGCTCTCGCCGATTATGTTCTGATTTTCAGAAAGAAGGGTGACAACGCGGTCCCGATTGCTCATCCACGCGGCCTGATCTATTATGCCGGAGAGCGCAAGCCCCCGGCAGACGTGCTTCATTACAAGGGCTGGAAGGGGGATCAGATTCAGAACAGATACTCGCATTGGATTTGGCGTCAATATGCGTCTGCCTTTTGGGATGACATCCGCGTTGATCACGTTCTGAAGCACCGGCAGGCTAGGGACGAGCAGGACGAGGACCATGTTCATCCGCTCCAACTGGACGTCATCGACCGGATCGTTACGCTCTGGTCGAATCCTGGAGAGACCGTGTTGAGCCCATGCGCGGGAGTAGGCAGCGAAGTCTACGGAGCTCTGTGTAATGATCGGAGAGCCATCGGCGTGGAACTCAAGCCGTCCTATTATCGGATGATGCTGAAAAACATCTCTGAGGCTAAAGTTCGGGAAGATGATGACGAGCCGACCTTCAGTTTTTACGAGAAATCAACAGAGGGGGAAGTTGAGGATGTCGAAGCTGAAGAGGCCGAAGCAACCGCCTAAAGAGAAAAGCATGTGCGAATGCGGCGAGGGGTTTGATGTGATCTCGGAATCTCCACGCTTGGCCATGATGCAGTGCATTAACAAAAAATGTAATAATTTTGGCAGAACGGCCATCGGTCCTAACCTGAGCTATCTGGAACTGTTGAACAGAATGGAGCGGACGACATGAAGATCACTCAAGAGCAGAAAGGGTTCAACGAGGACATGATTCACCGCAGCGATCTGCTGCACAAAGCTATGGATCCTCCTGGGGAAGCGGGAAAGGCCCCTAGGATGCCATTTGCCAGCGTCAGGAGCCAATCCTAGGCGTTGTCGGGCAAGAACTATAGCAAGGGCCAAGCAAGAAAGGACGGAGACATGAGAATTTGCAGATGGTGCCAAGCAGCTTTTGAGCCAAAAGCAAAGAATCAACTCTCATGTTGCCCGCAGCACACGGCGGCATACTGGGCTTGGAAGCGTCCGGTAGCCAGGATAAGGCGCAAAGCCATGAACAAGAGGATCAGGAAAGGGGTTTCAGGAGGGAAGCGTCTTGTTACAAGGGCTGGACTCAGCCTTGCGGCTGATTGGTTGGCTGAAAAGTGGAGGGTAACCAACGGAATCCGCTTGGAGTGCGGATAAACAGAAAGTCCATTATAATGGACTCGGAGAACAAACCATGGCGATCACGATGCAGATAAGCCTGCCGGGATTCACGACGAAGGCCCAGCAGAAGTTCAACAAGAGGTCGGGCCAGCTCGTGGCGGCCCTGAATCAGCGGATGCGCAAGAAAGGATTCTCCGGTAATCTTCCTCTGAAGAAGGGACGCGAGATTCTGGCGTCGGGCGTTGGTCAGCCGTGCAAGTTCTGCGGAGAGCGGATCAAGATCAGCACGATGAGCCCGGATCATCCGATGCCGATAGCGCGGGGTGGTGATCCCTGGACGATGGAGTGCATCTGCATCTCGTGTCAGAGAGAAAAGGGAGAACTCACGGCCGAGGAGTTCGCGCAGTTCCTGGCGGACGTCAGGAAATACTCGCCGGAAGCTCAGGCGGATATTCATCAACGGATGAGGGCTGGAGGGGCGTTCGCTAAGATGCAATTCGCCATGCGTCGAATGATGGCAAGCAAGGACAAGATGCGCGAAGCATTGCCCGGTCAAGTGTAGGCAGAATGAGTTATGAGCGAGAGCTGTGGTAGATGCCCTCGTTTCCATGAAGGTGATCCAGGAGGCCAAGAAATGATCAAAGATGAGAGGTTTGAACAATGGTGGCGAGAATGGGTAGCTGTTCCGTACATGCAATCTAAGGATACGGCAAGAGCGGGTTGGGACGCTGCTATAGCCGAGATGCAGAAGCCCCAGGATCTCTCGACCTGCCCAGTGGGGCATTCGAGGGCGGAGCTGAGAAACATTGATATGGGCCAGCACACTACAAAAAAAGGAGATAATCCCCCGACGCGGGCTACTTTTATGTGCTGCGGAGCTTGCCTTGACCAAGCTGAGGCCGTCACCAAGGCCGAAGCCGTGACCGTGGAGAGGTGCTCAATACTAGTGTGCGCCCTCTGTACAGAAGGCAATCCTGTTGAGTGGCAAGAGTCCAAGCAGCGTTGGATTCACCGGGATACCGGCATCACGGTAAAGTGTGGAGCATCTGAGATTCGCTCCCTCCGCCCTGACCCGGACTTCCTGAACCGCGTGCGGCTGGAGGCGAGGCTGGAAGAGGCCAAGCTGGGATTGCATTACGCCAGTTGTGATCCTAGTCAAGGGGGATGCTGGCAGGAACGGCGCATTGCCGACCTCAAGCGCCAGATCAGGGAGGAGGGGGTGCAAAGTGGCGGTAAGCCCAGGTAAGCCGTACGGGAAAGAGAAAGGGTGGCGAAGCATGTCGATGAGTGAAAGAGAACTTCAAATCCAAAAGTTTGAGGAAATCTGCCGTCTAACCGCAGAGCTTGCTAAGTCAAAGTTCCAGTTGGCAGCGGCGCAACGTGAGCTTGGCAAGGCTGCTTCCAATTCTGTGAGGTTTTGTATCGAGCTTCAGCGGGCGCAGGATGAAGTGAAACGCCTCATCAAAGCCAACGAGAAGTTACATGCGAAGTGCGCGGAGATGCGACAACACCTGGTCCTTCCAGCCATCAATCGGAAAGGATTCTACTGCGTCGTGTGCAATAACGGCCAACCCCGTGACGAGGGTGAGGTCGCGTGTACCCAGGATGGAACCGAAAAGCACTCTGCCGAGTGCATTCTTGCCGGCGACAACCCCGGCGCGGCTCTGCTGAAGGAACTAACGGCGCTCAGGCGGGTGAGGGATGCCCTGGAAAGCCTAATGTCTCTCTTAGAGTTGGAACTTACAGGCTTTCCTAAGAATGTTCCGAAGTCCACATGGGCAGCGCAATGGGATGTTGTCTGTGAGGCTTTGGCTACGTGCCCCAAGGCAAAGGAATGACCCCCCGATAGGGTTATGGGAAAGGCTGACACGTTTTGAGCATGGACACTTCCGGAGCCTATACCCGTTTGCAAAGATTGTGCTCCGAGCTGGCAGTTCCCGATTCAGGTTCCGTTTCAGGTACGGTAGTGGCTGCTGACATAGGAGAATCTAATGGCAAAACGAATTCAGCGGAAACGCACAAAGGGCTGGAGGATGCCCGAGGGCGTTGTCTACGTTGGGAGGCCGTCCAAATGGGGTAATCCTCTTCCCATGTCGAGGTATGTTGACGCCCAAACCTGCATAGATGATTATAAAACTCTCGTGTACGTTGAAAAACCAGAATCATTTCGCGACTCAATTAGGAAAGAATTGCGCGGCAAGGATTTAGCCTGCTGGTGTAGCCTGTCAAGCCCTTGCCACGGGGACATCCTCTTGGAAATAGCGAACGGCCCGCACCAGACATTGAGGCTTTCGCTGGCGGGGTGACGGGCCTGAGCCTGTCGCGGATATGAAGTCAAAGCCGGTTTGACTGAGGAGATATGGTGATGGTAAAGCGCCGAAAGCGTAGCCGTAACATTAAGAAGCAGGAAGCGGTTGTTTCCGCTTTGTGGAACTTTGCCGCAGACATAACAAAGCGGGGGCTGGAAGGTACACAGTGCGCAAATGTGCGTCTCGGCGTCTCCGTTTCTCTAAAGCATATTGGGACGGCTTTGGGATCAATCATGGACGTCTTCGGATATGATGTTGCGGAAGTTCAATAAACGTGTGAGCAGGCTCCTCCGTCGCGCTGAGTTCTCCCTCTCCTGCGGCGGAGTCCTGCTCGCCAATGACGAAACATGAAAAGGAGAATGAAATGAAAAAGGTTTGGATGATGGTTTGCATTTTGGGGATCGTGGGCAACGTCACCTCCGGCCAACAAGGCCAGAAGGTTCCGCAAACATCTCAAGGGCCTCAGATGGTTCAGTTGAGTCCTTCAGGAAAGCTGGCATTCAGGACCGTTCAGCAGGAGCTTGCACAGCTTCAGGCAGACATCAACGAACTCGTGTCGGCAGAGGTAAAAGTACAGGGCTTGACGGGAGAAGGGTGGCAGCTTAATTTTCAGACAGGTATGTTGGTGCGGGTACCTCCCGCAACTCCACCACCAGCCAATCCTCCTGCGGCCCAGCCGGAAAAGAGCAAGGCGGCCATCGGGCAGGAAAAGCAGAAGCGGTAACGGGAGTTTCGCCGGGCGCTCTGCCCTGTCTCTTCCTTGGCGCGGACGATCGTAAAGAGCCAAGGGTGGCGGGAGAGTAGAGGTTGTTCGTAGTGGAGCCCTGTTCCCTCCCTCGACTGAGGGGACGGGGCAGAGCGCCCGGAGAGTCTGTTATAATGGACTCCTGAAAAAGCGATTGAAATCGGAGGGCCGAAGTGGTAAAACGCAAGGCAATGAAGCATAAGCCGATCACGCATCTCAAAGACTTGCATGCTGATCCGCGCAACGCTCGACTCCACGACAAGCGCAACATCGGCATGATTGAGCAATCGCTTGAGCAGTATGGTGCCGCGCGATCAATCGTGATAGATGAAACCGGCCAGATTATCGCTGGGCACGGAGTTCTAGAAGGTGCCGCCAACGTGGGGATCGAAAAGGTGATTTCTGTAGAGGCTACCGGCAACGAGATCGTGGCCGTGGTACGCCGTGGCCTGACGCCGAAGCAGAAAGCGGAGTTGGCGATTGCCGATAACAGAGCATCAGATTTGAGCGAGATGGACCCTGCAATGCTGAAGTCTCTTTCCGATGAAGGGCTGGCCGATCTTGACAAGTTCTTCTTCCCGGAGGAATTGACGGCGCTCTTTGCCAATGCTCTCACGGAAGGCGACGCTGAGCACATCACGCCCGAAGAAGCGCACAAGACGCTGGCGGAGAGGTTCATTGTGCCTCCGTTCTCCGTGTTGGATGCCCGGCAGGGCTATTGGCAGGACCGCAAGCGGGCTTGGCTAGCACTGGGGATTCAGAGTGAACTGGGACGCAGGGAAACGAACTGCCCTGGCAGCCCTGGCGATAAGCGTGGCCCGGAGTGGAAACATTTCGCAGGTGACAAACAAACAAACAAAGCCAAACCTTCAAGGGCGGAGCACTATTCAGAGGCGGCGAATTCAGCGACCCGATTGACGCCAAGAACGCCTTCGGAAAGCGGATTGCAGAGAGAGAGAGAGAGAGAGAATATCAGCCTTCAAGAGCCAAGGGCGGCTAAACGAATTTCAGCATCGCCGGGCGGTTCACCAAGGCCAGCGGCAGACTACAGCAAAAGGCAGCGGGGTGATGGAAGGGGAAGGCCGATAGATGGGTAAGAACGCGCGGTGTTTCGGGCAAGATCTGATGCGGGGAGAGAATGCGAAATTTAACCTGGGTCGTAGGCAGGCAGGCAGGCAGGCAGGCAGCTTGACGATACAAGCCAGCGAATTCTGAAAGGTGGAAGAAAGGCAATGGCCCGAACTTGGTCCGCATCCCCGAACGCTTTAGCGGAAAGAATTGAACGACTGAAGCCGGGGGAAGAATATCTTGAGACAGTATATGGTGCCGATGGGCAGCCAACCGGCACGAGCATATTCGATGCCACCCTCTGTGAATTGATCTATCGCTGGTTTTGCCCTCCCAAGAGCAAAGTACTCGACCCCTTCGCTGGGGGGAGTGTGCGTGGAATAGCGGCGGGCATCTTGGGCCTTGATTACGTGGGAATCGAGCTATCAAAGGGCCAGCTTGAGGCCAACCGAAAGCAAGCAAAGGATATTCTGAGTACTGGGGCGAACGGCTGGGCGGGAAAGAAAAGCTTTGGTCGAGTGCAGTGGATTGAAGGCGACGCCCTGAAAGCAGCGGTCCTCGCGCCGGGTAGCTACGATCTCATCTTCTCCCGTCCACCTTATGGGGATTTGGAGGTTTATTCGGATGATCCGCGCGATCTCTCCACAATGCCCCACGATAAATTCCTGGAGGCATACCGCCAGGTGATCCGCGTCTCTTGCGGAATGCTGAAGCCTAATCGCTTTGCCTGCTTCGTGGTGGGAGATTATCGTGACAAGCAGGGCTTTTACCGAAACTTCGTGAGCGATACGATTGCAGCTTTTGAATCAGCCCACATGAAGCTCTATAACGAAGCTATTTTGGTGACGGCGGTGGGAAGTCTGCCCATCCGCATCGGGACGGCCTTTGGGAAGTACCGCAAGTTGGGAAAGACCCATCAAAATGTGCTGGTGTTCTATAATGGCGATGTGCGGGAAATCCCAAAGGAATTTCCTGAGATTGAAGTTGTTGAGTTGGCATCTGCCTCGATAGAAGAATCGTAAAGCATGGGAAGCGATTTAAATCCCGCCTTGTAAATCATCCCCATAGCTGCTATATCTGACGCATGGCCCCGCGCAAGCTCGACCTGAGAACCCGCCAGCGACTAATGAAGTCGAGGATGGGGAAGGCGCCCAAGCGCCAGCCTCCCAAGGTCAAGAAACCTGTCGGCAGGCCGCCCATGTACAGCAAAGACAAGGCGGCTCGCATCTGCATCGAGATCGCCACGACGACCCGCAGCCTGAAGGACATCTGCGACAGCAATCCTACCTTTCCAGACCCAAGGACAGTTTATAAATGGCTTTCCTTGAATGAAGAGTTCAGGCAGATGTATCAATCAGCCAAGCAGGATCAGGCTCAGATTCTGGCTGACGAGCTGATCGCGATAGCCGACACTCCCAAGCACGGGCAAGTCATAACGGCGTGGCCCGGTCAGAAGGATAGGGCCGGGAATCCCAAGCCAAAAGAGATCAAGGTTGCCGACATGATCGAGCACCGACGCCTTCAGATCGAGACGCGGCGCTGGCTGCTCTCAAAGCTCAGGCCGAGGGAGTATGGCGACAAGATCGAGGTGACTGAGGGAAGCGACCCACTGCAAGAGCTTCTGGACGCATGGCGCGAGGAGCACGCTCAGCAGGTGAAAAAGGAACAATCCAGTGTCAAGCCAGCGACTTAACTTCGGAGAGAGACTTGGAAGGTTCGCCAAAACCCCTCCCGAAGAAGACTGCAAGCTCAGCATCCTAGAAGGCTCCGTCCGGTCAGGCAAAACTTGGGCACAGCATGCTAAGATTCTTTGGGGCTGCCGGTACAACGTCGCCGGATGGAAGGTTCTCACTGGAGTAACCAAAGACACCGTTTTCAAGAATGTGCTCAACGATCTGTTCTCTTTGATCGGTCCCCACAGGTACTCTTACAACCATCAATCCGGGCTGCTGAGAATCGACCGCTCGACATGGACGGTGATGGGAGCGAAGGACGAGGGCTCGGAGAAGTTCATCCGCGGGTTGACCGTTGGTTACGTGGTCTGCGACGAGCTCTCGCTGATGCCCTTCGAATTCCTTCAAATGCTCATCACGCGCATGTCGCCGGAGGGGGCGCGGCTCTACGGCAGCACCAACGCTGACACGCCTCTTCATCCTCTGAGGACAGAGATCCTGGACAACCAGAAGCTGACGGACGCCGGGCTGCTGTACTCGATGCATTGCACGATGGACGATAATCCGAATCTCACGGAAGAGTACAAAAAATCTCAGGAGCTTCTGTACACTGGGCTTTTCTATCAGCGCTACATCAAGGGCTTGTGGGTGATGGCCGAGGGCGTGATCTACAGAGACGCGTGGAAAGACGAGAGCACGTTCACGGACAAAGACTTGCCTGTCGGCTTGATGTGGGGCGGACAGACTCGTGAGCGCGTTATCTCGGTCGATTACGGAACGGTGAACCCGAACGTGTTTCTGGATTGGCGCGATGATGGAGTGACGGCCTGGTGCTACAATGAAAAACGTTGGGATTCCGCCAAAGAGATGAAACAGAAGACGGATTCTGAGCTTGCCGACGACTTGTACGAGTTCACGGAGCATGACCAATCTCCTCAGATCGTGGTCGATCCCAGCGCGGCCAGCTTCAAGCAGGAGCTGACGAACCGAGGCTGGTGGGTGACGGATGCCGTGAACGACGTTCAGTCTGGCATTTCAAAAACTTCCACCGCGCTGGCCAAAGGTGTGATAAGGTTTCACCGTGACAACTGCAAGGCGACGATCGCCGAGTTCCAAACATACGCCTGGGACCCTAAGAGGGCGCTGCGCGGGATCGAGGAGCCAATTAAATCTGGCGATCATGGATGTTTTATAGCAGGAACGAAAATCATGACTCCTGATGGCGAAAGAAATATTGAAGAGTTCCGTGCCGGAGATCGTGTCCTTACTCCCCTCGGTCAGTGTAAAGTCCTTACAGTCCGAGAAATTCCCGACCAGCAGATTGTCGAGTGGCATCGCTTGCGAGGACTGCCGAATCATCCAATCGCTACGAGAAAAGGCTGGACAAGGATTGATGCCACGAGATATAATGAGCAAGTATGCGAGTGGAATCCAGAACATTCAACGGTATCATTTTCAGGCGCTATCCAGAAGCTAAAGACTGGTCTAGCCGCAATTATTTCAGGCCGAGCCAGGTTCATGGTCGTAAGAGAGTGGAGAGCCTTCACCGGGAAGTGTGGAAAAAATATCATGGTGCTATTCCAAAAGGCTATGATGTTCATCACGCGGATGATGATACCGGAAACAATGACATCACCAATCTGGAATTGTTGCCCGGGCCTATTCATGATTCGCTTTCTGGAAAGAAAGCATCTCATGATTTCGAGCACCTTGCCAGAATACGGCCACTGGCTAAAGCATGGCACGCATCACCAGAAGGATTGGACTGGCATCGAGATCATGGGAAAGAAGCGATGCAAAAACGCAAGGCTGTTGGATTCATCTGTCAGAACTGCGGTGCGCATTTTCTTTCGAAACAGCGCGGCGAATGCGCTAAATTCTGCTCTAACAAGTGCAAGTCGGCTGCCAGGCGTAAATCGGGCGTGGACGATGTTCCCAAGATTTGCGCGACATGCAGCGAGACTTTCCTCGCTAATAAATATCAAAGAATCCTCAATTGTCCAAAGTGCCGTTAAAGATGCTGGCAGAGCAAGTGTCTTTGCACTGAGAACGGAGCATGGGTGCTATTATGCGAATGGCATCCTTGTTAGCAATTGTGACGCGGCCAGATATTTCTGTGCCACCAAGATTCCGGTCTGGCGGCTGATGTGAGGCGTTGACATGCCGAAAGCCAAGAAGCACAAGAAGCAAACTCCCTCCAAGAAATCTCCAGCCATCGTTCAATCTCTTGATTCCAGGGACGGCCTGTCCGTTGGCTTCGATTACTTCCGCAACCTCGCGGCCAGGATGGGCTATGGCACGCCGTCGCTTGCCGAGGGCACAGAATACGAGATGGTCAGGCTGAGCAACGATTACTGGCTCATGCTGACCCTGTACCGAAACCATTGGATCTCGCGGCGCATCGTCGATCTTCCTTCTGACGACATGACCAAGTCGTGGTGCCATCTCACTTCCCAGCTCCCCCCTGATGACATACAGAAGTTTGATCGCGTGGTAGAGCGGACGTTCACGCCGCTGAAGATCAACCAAGCTATCAAATGGTCTAGACTGTACGGCGGTGCAGGTGCGCTGATTCTCGTCAAGGGGCATGAGAGTAAGCTGGCGGAGCCCCTGGACTTGGACGAGGTGAATCCGGGAAGTTATCTGGGCTTGATTCCCTTTGACAGGTGGAGCGGAATCTGGCCGAAGGGGAACGTTGCTCAGGACATCGAGCGTCCGCTCGAATGGGGATTGCCTGAAATGTATGAAGTTACTCCGCCGGGCGGATCGGTCACGTATGACGTTCACACGAGCCGCATCCTCAGATTCACCGGACCGGAAGTTCCGAAACCCGAGAACCAAGCGCAACTGTACTGGGGCATCTCCGTTCTTGAGATTGTGTACGAGGAACTGCGCAAGCGGGACAACGCCTCGTGGTCGATCCTGCAACTTCTTTTTCGAGCTCAGATTCTTGCTCAGCGCAACAAGGAACTAGCCCAACTTTTGTCGGGCGTAGGCATGAGCCAAAAGGCGCTCCAGATGTTCGAGGCGCGCATGAACGCTCAGAACCAGCTCCTGTCGAACCAATCCATGCTCATTCTGGGAGAGGACGGCGAACTTCAGAGCCATCAGTTCACGTTCAGTGGTCTGGCCGAAGTTTACGCTCAGTTTCAGATGGATGTGGCAGGAGCAGCGGAGATTCCGGTCACGCGGTTGTTCGGGCGCACGATCACGGGCCTCGGGCAGTCGAACGATGCCGACGAGCGCATCTACGAGGAGAAAATCGCGCACGAGCAGCAGGACAAGCTGAAGCCGCAGCTCACCAAGCTCTATCCCGTGATCTGCATGAGCGTGCTGGGGGAAGTGCCGGACGACCTGGACTTCAAGTTTCCGTCTGTGCGCGTGTTGACCGAGGAGGACAAGTCGGAGATGACGACCAAGGCGTCAGCTCCCATCATCGCCTCATACAACGCTGGCATCACGGGTCGCAAGACGACTCTCAAGGAGCTTCGCGAGCTATCCGACAAGACGGGCGTGTTCACCAACATCACGGACGAGCAGATCGACAAGGCAGAAGAGGAGCCGGAGCTGCCGGGAGAAGGCATGGAGGGGGAGTTTAGCCGGGTCAACCCGCAGCGCGAGGAGAGGAAGCTGGCGCAAGGAGCGATGGATTCGGAACCATCGAAGACCGACACTGTTGAGACGCGAGATTGAACGCACATGCCCAAGCGCCGCATGTGCCGTAAGTGCGGGAAGCACCGGGCGATCTTCTGGCTCGGGCGTCTGGGGCACAGGCGCAAGGTGGCGGCGGACAAAGACCACGACCTGTGCATAGCGTGCTGGCGCGCGGCGCTGAACAAGGAATACTCCACGGAACTTCGTGAAGCTTACCAATCGGACTCCGCACGAGATAAATTAGAATCGCTGAAACTTTACTCTTGACATTCCAAAGCGCTTTGGATATATTCGCGTCATGGCTAAAAATCCTCACGCGGTTGCCTTGGGTCGCAGGGGTGGGAAATCAAAGAGTGAAGCAAAGTTACGTGCGGTCCGTGAGAACGCTAAGAAGGGGGGAAGGCCAAAGAGAAAATTAAGAGGGAGCAGCGACAATGCAAACTAAACTTGTAACTGTGAGTCCAAAGATGGCCATGGAGTTTTTAAGCGTGAACGTACTCAACAGGCCAATCAGAGAATCCCTGGTCAGGTTATACGCCAGCGACATGAAAGAAGGTAGATGGAGAGTCACGCATCAGGGCATTGCCTTCGATGAAGACAACAATCTTTTGGACGGTCAGCAACGGCTAAGCGCCATAATCTTGGCCGGAGTTTCAATTCAAATGCTGGTCACTTATGGCGTTCCGCGCTTTCACAATGAAGGCATCGACATTGGAGCGAGGAGGAACTTTGCCGACACTGCCTGGTTTATGGGTAGGCTTAATGGCAATTCTGAATATCGTAAATGGTACGGAATTGTCGCTAGGGGGATGCATGTCGCCGCCTTTACTGGTCGTGTTCTTAGCTTTTCGATTCCGGCAGTTCTTGAATGGGCTAAGAAACATGACTCGGCAATCACTTTTGCTTTGGAAACGTTCTCAAGACCGCATCAGTTCCCGGTTCACGTGAAGTGCCAACAGACGCTAGGTTCAGTTGCGAGAGCATTCTATAGTCAAGATCACCCTAGGCTCAACTCGTTCGCAAACGTTTTGGCTACCGGCATGCCGGAATCTGAAGACGATGTGGCAGCCATCAAACTAAGAAACTATCTTATCCAGGGGACGGCTGATTATCGCCAGCTTCGCGCTCGCAAATGCGCCCGTGCTCTTATGGCTTTCTGTGTGAGAGAACGGCTCACTAAGCTCTATGATCCTGGCGATCCTGTGTTTGAAATTCCTGAGTGAAGTAGCGTCAGCAGCAGTGCGCGCCAAATCTGAGTAACTTGAGGAGAGGATGAAATGAAACGCCGCAATTTCTTCGCATCAATGTTGGGTTCTATCTCGTGTATCCCAGGATTTTCGTCCATCGCATCGGTTGTGCCGGGCAGTTCGCAGATAAGCCGAAAGGAGTTTCACGATCAATTCTTCAAAAACTCAAACGCCATAGCACTGAGTTTTGGCTCGGCTGACAATCGGCTGTATTCGAACTCCCGTGTTGAGCACAAGGATGAGAGCATGAAATTCACCAAGCTACGTTGTCGCCTAGCATTTGCCATTTGGAATCCTGCCCTGACTCACGTAGAGTTGGAGGGCATTCACGTCGATGACGGGTCTTCGCCATTCATTAGTTTGGAGATAGGGCATTCTGCGGCAGTCTACAAGCAGGATGGAGACTATGACTGGCAGAATCTGGATAACTTCGTTGATTTTAAAAGTGAGCACTGCCCTCTCAGGGATGCGAATTGGAGAATGTTCACACAAATTATTAAGGACTTTCAATCAAGGGGTTCTGCTGAAACTGGCAACCCTCTACAAATTCAGGCCCTCAACTGGATTCGATCAATCGAAGTCGGAAGTCTTAAGTTGGATCGAACCAACTTCTATTCTTGGCAGCATGTGGTGAACGGGAAACCTGGATTGGATTACGGCGTTCAGGCCTTCTTCATTGGCCAGTCCTTGCACTACAAAGTTGACATCGAATACCGAGGGATTTCAGAAAAGCCAAAAATCTGTTGCTTTATGAGCGAACCTGATACTTCCAAAATGGATTTCATGGGCGGCTACGAGGAACTTTCTCCGAAAAGCAGGAGCACCGTAGAAGACTGGATTTCCGGCCACGAGAAATGGTATTTAGAAAGGCGTGAAGATGCACGTGAGTCTATGAATGATAACACTGCATCAGATGTGTTAAGCTAATCGGCATGGAGCCGAAGGATTGGACCCCGCGACAACGGATCGAGAACGAGTACCGAAGCCTGATCGACCAACTCCTGCAAAAATACTTCACTCTGCCTGACTCGGCCACGCTCGGGGAGATCACCGAGGCGCTGGTCAATTTCGGGAACGTGTCCCGCTTGTTCGAGGATGCGGCCACGTACATCGCCTCGCGGATGGCGACGCAGCTAATGGTCAGCAACGCTCGCTCTTGGCGCGAGGCGGCACGCATCGGGAGCCGCGGAAGGGAAATCTACAACGCTCTGCGGAGGGAAATGGGCACGAGGGTTGGAGTGCGCGTTGACGAGATCGTGCGAGAGAACGCTCAACTGATCTCGTCCATCCCTTTTGATGTGCGGGAGTCAGTGAACGGTGAGATCGCCCGCATGGAGCGCGAGGGGTTGCGGCCTGAAGCCATCGCCAATGAGATTCGGCAGCGCGTGCCGGAGTTGACAAAGACGCGGGCCAAGCTCATCGCCAGGACCGAGACATCGAAGGCGGCCACGGCGCTGACCCAGGCGCGAAGCGAGGACTTGGGGATTCCCGCCTATGTGTGGGAGACCAGCCGGGATGCCAGGGTGAGAGAATCGCACATGCTCATGCAGGGCGTGATCGTGTTCTGGATTGATCCTCCGGCGCCTGAGAGTTTGGCGCGCATCCCATCGAAGCTCGGTCACTATCATGCAGGCAACTGTCCGAACTGCCGATGTGACAGTTATCCCATCCTCAGGATTGAATCACTAGATTGGCCATGCAGAGTCTACAGGCAGGGCCGTATCCGGTCGATGACTCTGGCGAGATTCAGGGCGCTGACCGTTTAGATTTCCAGGCGGTCGCGGATGTCCAGGATCGCGTTCGCCAGTCTGACGATCATGAAATTATGATCCTCGATGCGATTAGCTAGAGGAACAAACTGCGGCTCTGGGCTTTTTCCCTCGGTGCTTTCTTTATTCCGAAGGATCGGGCTTAGACGCTCTTCTAAACAGCCCAAGACCTCCTGAGCGCCTTCGAGCGCGTTTTGTTGCCTGTCTAGCGCGGCGATCACTTGCTTTTCGGGTGTCTCATCAACTGCTGCATCTCTCATCACTTTAGATTTGTTCTTCATGTTAAGTCTCCTTTGTGATTTCAGAATTTGATTTCCTCTCTCTTGGCCATATCCCTCACGGCGAGTTCCAAAACGTGAGTTCTTCCCACGCCGAGCTTCTTTGCTAACGTTATGATGATCGTCTGCGCTTCGATGCTCAAGCGGAAGTGCTGCATCGACCGCTCGCTCAGGCTGATGCGGTGTGGGATCATGATTGGTTTTGGTGGTTTCGGGCGGATCGAATCAGGTTGGTTATTCATCTGAGACAATATACCACACAAGTCAAATACAAATTCTAAAGATTGTGAATTGCGGCGTCGCCTTTGCGCTTGCATCGTCCAAAAGCGGTGTATGGTAGATACGTTGGAGGAACGAATGGACCCATCACCTACCCAGGTTCTCTGTCAGGTTCCCGGCGAATCAGCCACTCCTCAATACCTTCCGTTGTCAGAGGTGACGCGCGCGGTCGTGAAGACCGCGGCGAACCCGTACGTCGCCACCATCGCGGACGAGACGATCTTGTGTTGCGGGCTCTCCAATCAGGTCGTCACTCTGCCCACGGGCCCCGGCGTTCCCGTCGGAAAGACGTTCACGATCAAGGTGGTCGGTGCCGGAGTTCCCGTCAACGTCTGGGCTGCTCCTGACCCGGCGGGCGACAACGTCCCGATAGACGAATGGCAGGTCGCTTGGCCGAATGGAGGCAATTTTCAGCTTTGGAACGCTCCGTCCACCACTCAGAACGGAAGCGCGGTCACTCTGCGATGGGCAGGCCGCTACGTTTACGACGGCGTGATGAGCTCCACCGCCGCTCAGACGCATCTGAAATCCGCGAGCGCCGCGTTCACCGCCGACGACGTGGGAAGCGTGGTGAGAGTTGCGGGAGCGGGCGCGGGCGGCATCGATCTCATGGCCACCATATCGAGCCTAGTGAGCGCAACTGAGGTCGTCTTGGGCGGTTCATGCGCCACCACGGTGGCTGCGGCCCGTGTCAGCGTCGGAGCGCAGTACTGGGTGGTCGGCAAGGTCTAGGTTCCACGTAGAACGTCGAAGGTTTTGATTCATGCCACTAAAGCAAGGCAGTTCGCAGGAAACGATCAGCCAGAACATCGCGACTGAGATCAGGCACGGGCACGATCCCAAGCAGGCGGCCGCGATTGCTTATGCTACGGCTCGCAAGGCAAAGGATTGTGATGCTGGCAAGTGCGGCATAGACGCCATCGTGGGTCAGTATCCGGTCCACAACGCCACGGGCATCCAGTGGCCTGTGACGGAAGGAACAGAAGTGCCTGGGAGCAAGAAGTGAGATGCCTGTCGCCCTCGATGCCGTGCGTTATCTCGGCGAGCACCTCAGCGAGAACATCGCTCGCACTCCAGAGGGATACCTCATCTGCAAGAACGCCATCATTGGACGCACCGGATTCCAAGGTTACACGGTCGGAGAGATTGAGCCGAAGAAGTCCACTGACAGTGGAGAGATCAGCGAGAACTGGAAGCTCTGGGATTCTTATTTTCAGGGCCGCTCCAGGGATGAACGAATCGATCTCTGGCGCGATCCCCAGGAGGTTTTCTCTCCAGCCACTCTCGCCAGCTTCGAAGGAAAAACTTTCACTCTCACTCATCCTGACACCAACCTTGATCCCGAGAACGAACAAGAGCATCACGTCGGACATGTGCAGAACGTGCGCAAGGGTGAAGAACCTCTGGACTCTGGCGACTGGCCGATGCTTGCTGACATCATCGTCACAGACGCCGGGGCGATTAGGGCCATCGAGGGTGGAGACAGAGAACTTTCCTGTGGCTACACTTACCGGCTCGCCAAGAATGGTGAGCGGCTTGAGCAACACAAGATCATCGGAAATCACGTGGCTCTGGTCCCGAAGGGCAGGGCTGGTGATGAGGCAAGGATCAATGACGCCGCACCAACGAAGGAGACTCCCGTGAAAACTGACTTTTTGAAACGCATCTTCGCATTGGGATTCCAGGCGTTCGCGAAGGACGCGAAGCCGGAAGAGTTGGCCACGGCCATCGAGGAAGTTGGCAAGGCAGAGCCCGTGCTTAAGGAGCCTCGCTTCGTGAAGATCGGCACCACGAGCGACGGTGTGGACATCTTCAAGAGCGTCGCCTTCGACGACGATGACAAGGGGAAGGACGACGACAAGAAGAACGCCAAGGATGCCGCCGAGGGTGGAGTCCAGGAAGAGGCAGAGCGCCGGGCCATGGACGACAGAGGAAAGCGCTTGCATGGTGCTCTTGATCTTCTTTTGCAAAAGGAAGGCGAGAAGAAAGCCGCCGGAGATGCGGACTTGGCCGAGCTGGGCAAGCTCTTCTCGCAGTTCATGGCCGAGGAAGGGGCCGAGCAGGAGCACGCCGGAGACGACGACAAGGGCAAGGCCAAGGACGACAAGAGCGAAGAGGAGCTGAAGCCCATCGGCGATGACGACAAGGGGAAGGATGACGATGAGGGCAAAGGCAAGGATGACGACAAGGGCAAGGGGAAAGATGATGCCGAGATCGTGAGTCCCGAACCCGACCTGGAGAAGAAACAAGTGCCGGAGTCTCAGTTCGACACGGCCGCCGTTCTGCTCAAGGGTCTTCGTCCGTTCATCGCCAAATGCGGAGACAAGAAAACCATCGCGGCCTTCAACACCGCCCTGGACTCCCTGAACGCCGCCCGCAAGAAAGCCGGCGATGGCACAGGCAGCTATGCGAGCTTCGAGAGCGCGGCTCAGAGTCTTGGCAAGGACACCGCGATGCAGGGTGAATCTCCGGTGCAGAAGGAAGCCAAGCGCATAGACGCCATCTACAGGGCGGAGATGGAGAAGCGCAGCCGCCGGGGAAAGAAGTAAGCCAGGCTTCAGACTGTAGGGTTTTGGAACGAGCGGGCCGGGAGCCCGCAGAGCAGAAGAGGAGAAGAAAATCATGTTGACAATCCATTCAGGGAAATTGGCATTGCTCCGTTGGCTGGACCGGCACTTCGCCAAGCACGGATACAACAGGGCTTTCGAGCGCCATGTGGCGCGATTGCTCTATGACCCGAGTGGAATTTCGGAGACGGGTAGCGGGACCCCCTTCGGTGCCGTGATCCCGGTGACAGGATTGAACATCGGATTCCTCGGCCAAGTTTCGAGAACCGGCGAGCGCGTGATCGCGGCCGGCCAGGCATCTGCTCAACTGACTCCGTTCGTGGCTGATGCGATCGCCTTCGGAGATGCGGTCTATCTGGTGCCCGACACGACCGCTCAGGGAGCAACGCCCTCAGCTCCGACACAACCCGCCCCTCTCACGTCATCCTTGGGTGGAACGTACATGTCGCTCAGGGCCGCCATCATCGGGACAGGCACTCCGGGTTCTCCGAGCGGAGGGATAACCTTCAGCGCTCCGTATTTCTCAGGCATCGCCGTCCGCTTGGTGAAGACGATGCTTGGGTATCCTCAAGTGCCCGGAACTCTGGCGATCGGCTCCTACGCGCCCGGAGAGGTGATGGAAGTTCTGGAGCGAGGTTCTGTTGTCGTGAGAGTTTGGGCTGGCACGCCGCAGAGGAACCAGCCGGTGTATCTGCGAACCGCGTACAACATCATTTACTCGCCCGGCCCCGTCGGCGGACTCGAAGCATACGTCTCCGCGAGTTCCGCGAGTCAGGTCGCCCTCGTCGGAGTCGTGTTCCGCACCGGGTACGTGGACGGCAACGGATGCTGCGAGATCACGCTGTTGTCGCGGCAGTCTGCGTAGCGACTGGTCGGCCGGTTGGTTGAGAGAGTTCGATCATTGATGAGACTGTTTGGAGGATCAGAAATGTTCAAACACAATTGGACAGGGAGTGTGGCAAAGGACGCCGCCAGCGGCGCGGGTTTTGCTTTTCTCCAATCTCAGCTTGAGTTGCCGGACGTCAGGCTCATCGAGCCCTTGGCGTCGGTCACCCACCCTCGGGACATTCCCATCAAGACGGGCGGAGGATTCCCCGAGTTCGTGAGCCGCTGGGCCTCTGATTATGCCACCGTCGGCGGGAACCAGTATGGCCTACAGCTAACTCAGAACACCGACGTGCCGACGGTCCAGACCAACATCAACAAGGGCGTGTGGCGCACGTTCATCTGGCAGGCGTCCATGCTCATCACCCATCTAGACCTCCAGCGCCTGATCGACGCCAAGCGCTTCGGAATGCCGATGCCATTCAGCATCCAGGACCTGCTCGACCGAGGAGTCAGGGTGATCTGGGGCAAAGCCCTGGATCGCGTGACCTACCTGGGTTGGGCGGGTCAGCCGGGCCTCATCAACAACACGGCGATTGGCTACACGGCAGCCTCGAACGGCGCGGCCGGTTCTCCGCTGTGGTCGAGGAAGACGACCACCGAAATCCTGAACGACATCAACCAGATCCTGCTGGCCACACAGCAGGCATCAGGATACGATGTGGCCGGGATGGCGGACACGATTCTGATGGACTATGAGCACTACGACATCATGACGCAGCCCATGACCATCGGCGGGTTCAACTCCCTGCTCGAATGGGTTCTGGCGAACAACATCGCGAAGCGCCAAGGGATCGAAGTGGAGATCCTTCCCCTCCCGGATCCGTGGATCGTTGGCCAGGGGCAGGTTGGCAGCCTGGCCAGATTGCTTGCGTACCGCAAGAACGACGAGACCGTGGAGCTTCAGATCCCGCAGCCGATCCAGAAAGTGATGACGGTCCCGAGCGTGAAGGATGGCGGAGCTTACGAGACGCTGTTCAACGGTTGCGTGTCTCAGGTTCAGGTGTTCCGCAGCACCGCGATGGCTTATCTTGACGGCATTTAAGCGTCAGGGTGTATAATGCTTGTCGCCGGGTTCCAGAAAAGATCGGTCCGGCGACGAGGTGAATGATGTACCAAAGGGTTCAGCGCACGATGTTCTTGACGAAGCGAGACGGGCATCCGGCGATCAGGCTGATGGCATCGCCAGAGCCACAGCATCTTCCGGCGTGGTTCACGGCGACGGAGTTCTACAAGGAAGCCGTGGAGCGCGGAAACATCTTGGAAGTGAGGGGCAAGCCACCGGCACCGCCAGCGGAGGAGTTCAAGGGTGAGCCCAAGATTCCGATGGGTCTTCCGACGCCTCCCAACCAGCCAGAGACGGCGCCACTCACAGTCGGCGCAAAGAACAGAGGCAGAAGCAAGGCCGCCCAACCAAGTGCGTAGGGTGAATCAGAAATGCTAGTGATAATCAAAAACAGTTTTTTCCTCCGATGCCCCGATGCCAGCCAAATGCTTTATCACCAGAATCTTCACCTCCACGCTTCTCCCGAGCCGCAGGAGATTCCCGAATGGGTGGCCGAGGCGGAGGTTTACAAGGAAGCCCTCAAGAGGGGAACGGTCTTGGAGATCAAGGTTGCCTCCGCCGAGATCAAGCCACAGGCTGATCCAGTGACCGAAAAACCATCCGCCTCGGATGCCAGTGATTCAAAGCACCAGTCCAAGGCTGACGCGAAGGCTGACGCTGAGGCAAAAGCCCAAGAAGCGTGCGATGCGGAAGAGGAAGCGGACGAGCTGGTCGATGAGGACCAAGCTGCGGCCGATGCTCAGAAGAAACAGAAGAGTGCGTGAGGAGTGATGTGGGTGGGTTCCCAGATTACAGCGAGTGGCTCGAGTCGGTTTGGGGATGGCCTGACGAGTCGGGCGGGATGCTGCCCACCCTCGCGGGTGCCTCGAACGTAGTCTACGGAACGAACCCACCCTACACCGTTCAAGATTTTCTCGCCCTCTATCCCAAGTTCGCGGGACCGCCTCTGATCTCGCCCGTGACCACGGTTTCGGGAAGCGCAAGCGTAAGCGTTCCAGACGCAACGGGACTGACGATTGGCAACGCCGTCGCCGGACCTGGAATACCGAACGGAACCTTCATCTCGGGCATCGCTGGCTTGGTCCTGACGCTCTCGCAGAACGCCACCGCAAGCGCGTCGATCAGCCTCACCATCTGGAACGCTCCGCCGATACCGTTCGCCGTCATCACCGCCTATCTTTACTTGGCCACCGCATCTCTTGTTCAGGCTCGCTGGCAGGAGCAGTGGGTGCTCGCTGTCGCGCTGTACGTGGCGCACTTCCTCACCCTGTACGCGAGGTCTGATGGCGATCCGAACTCCAGCGTCGGGCGGATCGCGGCCCAAGGGCTGGCGACCGGAATAGCCGTTGCGAAGTCGGTCGGCGACGTGAGCGTGAGCTATCAGCCGGTGCAAGGCTTGGAGAACTGGGCGAGCTGGAACCTGACGCAATACGGCCAGATGCTGGCGACGATGGCCAAGGTGATCGGCAGCGGGCCGATGCTGGCATGGTGAGAGCATGATGCCTCAAATCTCGGTTTCGAGAAGCGGTAGCGGCCCGCTGGCCCTCTACCAGGCGCTCTCCAAGATCAGGCGCGCAGAGGTGCTGGTCGGCATCCCGCAGCGGACGGCTGGCCGGCCTCGGCAGAAGATAAACAACGCCGCCCTGCTCTACATCCACACGCACGGCTCTCCGGTTCGGGGCATCCCCGCCCGTCCCGTCATCGAGCCAGCGATCCAGGCCGAGGGCAACAGGCAGGCCATCGCGGTGGAGCTTGAGGCTGCGGCCAAGGCATGGCTCGACAAGAATCCAGTGAAGGCCACTGCTTTCCTGCGTCGCGCCGGAATCGCCGGGGTGAACGCCTCGAAGTCCTGGTTCGTCGATCCGCGGAACCGCTGGGCACCGAACGCTCCGTCCACCATCAAGCGGAAGGGTTCGGACAGACCCCTGATCGACACCGGAGCCATGAGAAAGTCCATCACGTTCGTGGTCAGGGAAGAGACATGATCGACGTTTCCGAAGTGGTCAACGATCCTGAGAACGCGCAGAGTTACAGCATCCTGCGCTCGGCTGGAACCTGGGTCAACGGCGTGTGGCAGCCGAACGCGGAGACGCTTCAGGGCTACGGGAGAATCTCCGTCGCCAGACCGCGCGACGTGGAGATGATCCCCGAAGGAGACAAGATCGTCGGGGCGATGGTCTTCTGGTCCAGCACCGCGATCTTTGGGACCAGAGCAGACAGCGCTGGAAACGGCGGCTCGAGCGACATCCTGATGTGGAGGGGAAAGAAGTTCCGAGTGCTGAGCGTGTATCAATATTCTGACTATGGTTATTGGAAGGCGATAGCCACGCGGATGGAGGCGGCCTGATGACCACGACCACCTATCCAAACACGCAGCAGCTCGTGAGTTCGGCGCTGACCATCTCTCAGGTCAACGCCGTCTTGCAGCCGCTCACGCTCGGCATGCTCGGCCTGCTGGTGGAGATCAACTCTTCTGCCGTCCGCGTCGAGTGGCCCAAGGAAGGCGCGCCGTTCGTGAACACTCCAGATGACGACGTGTGCTTCCTGCGATGCGTTCCCGAGGATGGCGAGTACAACAAGGTCCGAGACAAGGCCGTCATCCAGAACGACGACGATGCGGAGTCGATCACGGAACGGTTCAGCTACACGCGCGTCTGGCGAATCACCTGGTGCCTCTATGGTCCCAACTCGACGGACAGAGCGAGGGCCATCAAGAGCGCCATCTTCGAGGTTGATTACTTCCTCGACCAGCTTTCGCTGAGCCAGCTTTTCCCGGTCAGCGAGTACGGAGAGCCGGTCCGCGCACCGGAGAACATCGACGGCCAGTGGTTCGAGCGGGTGGACTATGAGGTGACGATGTACGAGTTCGTGGTCGAGACCATCATCGATCAGAGCGTGAAGAGCGTGGAAGTGAAGACGTTCGAGCACGCTGGGCAGTTTGCTGATTTTACAGTGACAGGTAGCTAAGGAGTCCAAAATGGTTCCCGAGCCTCTTCCGTTAAGCGACATCATACAGGTTAATGTGTCTGCGGCCTCGCCTCCCATCGGAGCGCTGGCCTTCAACCAGGGTCTCATCGTGGGCCCGTCCACCGTCATACCGTCCTACGGAAGCAACCCCAGGATGCGCCAGTACGCCAGCCTGGACGAGATGCTGGCCGACTTCTGGAACGGAACGGAGCCCGAGTATCTGGCTGCGACGATCTACTTCAGCCAGAAGCACACCCCGCAGTTCGTGTGGATCGGCAGGCGGGACCTGACCGCGATCCGCACCGCAATCCCCAGTGGTCGGACGGTGAACGACGGCATCATGAACAGCGTGACTGACCCGACGCATCTGACCTCTGCCACAGCCGCCTTCGTTTCTGGCGACATTGGGAAGAAAGTTCTGGTCACTGGCGCGGGAGCGGCGGGAGTTGATCTTGACACCACGATCGCGTCGATTAGCAGCGGCACGGTCGCCGTGCTCAACAGTCCATGTCTGCACACCGTCGCCGCCGCTCAGGCGAGCATCGGAGACACCGGGCGCGCTTACATGTCGGGAGATCAGGTGGGCGTGACTGAGGGAAGCGCCTCGAACGGCATCCTGTCGGTTCTGACCGTGGGCGAGGGAGGTGTCGTGCTGACGCTGGGCACGACAATCGGAAATCAAGGGACCGGATACACGGTCACGACCGGACTCGCCACGACTGACGGATCGGGAACCGGACTGAAGGTGGACACCACGGCGATCGGAGAAACGTATCTTCAGGCCGTCGAGGCTTGCAACCTTGCCAGAAACAACAATCCCGACCAGCAGTGGTACGGCTTCATGTGCTGCGCGGCCACGGACGGGGATCACCTTGATCTTGCCGCTTGGTCTTCGGCCAACTGGCAGGTGGCGATGTATTTCGGTTCGTCCACCGACGTCGCGATCCCGTCCGGCACGGCAGGCAACATCGCGCTTCAGATCAAGGCTCTCACGGACCGGGCGTTCATCATGTTCAGCACCACCCAGCTCGGCCTCTACCCTAACAACATCTACGCGGCCGCCGGGCCCCTGGGAGAGGCGTGCGGATTGAACACGGGGCTTGCCGGGAGCGCGTTCACCTTGAACCTCAAGCAGATTGTGAACGTGGCACCGGAGCCGCTTACTCAGACTCAATACAACGCCATCGTCGCAGCCTACTGCAACGTGGTGTGCAGCTTCGGGCCCTACGCTGGTTATCTCGTGTCTGGCATCCTGTCCAGCGGAGAGTTCTTCGACCAGATACTCGACCGCGCCATGCTGATCAACCAGATCCAGGTCAACCTGATGAACCTGCTGATCGCGGTGCCGAAGGTTCCGCAGACGAACCCCGGCGAGCACCAGCTCATCGCACAGGTGGACGCCGCGTGCTCGAACATGGCCAGCATCGGCTACATCGCCGGCGGAGTGTGGGAGGGCGCGCCGGTGCTCGGCCTCAAGATCGGACAAGCTCTTCCGCTGGGATTCCTGGATCAGGCCCAGCCCTACGCGCTGCAATCTGCGGGAGATCGCGCGGCGCGAAAGGCGATGCCGATCTACTGCGCGATCATCGAGGCTGGAGCAGTCCATAGCGTCGTCGTACAAGTCAACGTGCAGCTATGAGCGAGAGAAAGATGCAAAGCACTAAAATCACAATTTATTTGATTCATTAGACCAGAAGTCAAAGCGAAAATGCTTGGAAATAGAAACGCTGTTGACTGGCCGATGAAAGTTACTCAGAGAGGATAACATGCCATTAGTTCAAACCACTTATTCATTTCGTGATCTAGTCGGGGTCTTGAACAATCCGCTGATGGACGGTCCTTTGCAGATCGCGGGCGGCAACATCGGCCTCGGAACCATCACCATCAGGATGCTGACCACGCGCACGGAGCATGAGGTGGGGACGGACGGAGTGGTCATGCCGAGCTACATCGCGGGAGACAACGCTGAGATCACCATCGAGATGCAGCAAACCTCGGCGCTACACCATTCGCTCCTGGACCTCTTCAACCTGATGATCACGGCTGCCAATAACGGCGACGTGAGCGGCTGGGCCACGACCGTGCTGAGCCTGCGCACGATCCTGGACGGCTCGGGGCATCTCCTGTCAGGAATCTCCTTCCAGAAGACTCCCGACAAGCCGTACGCGGCGAGGGGTCAGAACGTGACCTGGGTGTTGATGGCGGCGTATTGCGTAAATCAGTAGTCAGATCAAAAAAGAGGTTCGTTGATGGCGAAAGATCAATTTGGAATAGACCTTCAGGAGGGGACGCGCGTCGTCGTCAAGCTGGGCAGTGAGATGGTCAACGGCATCATCACCAAGATCGAAGAGGGTGGATTGTCCTTGATTGGAAATGGTGCGCAAGGCATCAAGCCAGGCCATCTTGTGGTGCTTTGCGACGTGCATTACCAATGGAATCCCCAGCTCGGCGACAGGTTGGCCAATGTGATCGTGACGATGGATCAGCCGTCAACCTGCTCAGACCCCCTGGCGGAATCTTTGATCAAGGAAAGTAAACCCTCTTGACGCGAGAAATAGCGATTTAAGGCGTCATGGGCTAATCACACTGCCGAGGCCTTCGGGACGCTGGGAGGGGCAGGGAAACCGGAGCCACGGGGCATTAAACGTCGTTTCTGAGAGAAAAGGAGGCTCATGAAGCCCAAAACTAAGACCGTAGAGATCGGCGACGCGAAGTATCAGATCCGCAAGCTCTCGCCGGACATTGGATCCTTCATCCTCATGCAGAGCATCCGGGCCGCCATGAAGTCCGGCAACATGGCCGGCGCGCCATCGGGTGGAACTCAAGCCGTCGAGGAAGTTCCAGAAGCTGAGAGAAATCCCGAGGACATAGTGCGCGCCGTCGCTAACGCCGCGTTCCTTGGAGGATTCGATTTCGAGACGCATCGCTTCGTGCAGACAAGCTGCCTGGCAGCCTGTTCGCGACTCGAGATCGCGGAAGCTCCCGGTGGAGTCGAGATCCCGATGCCGATAGTCAACAGTTTCGGCGCGTGGGCCATCCTTGAGATCAGGGACGACGTGGCGCTCGTGATGCGCCTGGCGGTCGAGTGCATGGTGTTCAACTTCTCGGATTTTTTCTCCGAGGGGGGGCTGGCGATGCTCGCGGGAACCCAGGCTTCGACGCAGTAGACTTCCCCTCCCTCGACGCGTTCCTGTGGCGGCCTGTGATGGCCGGCATGTGGAGGCAGCACGAGCTTTTCGACGGCACGTATTCGTTTGATGATCTTCTGCAAGTTCATGAATTTCTCGATACGCGGGAAGAGAACGAGCGGCTGTACTGGGAATGGAGAAAGAATCACCCGGAATGAGCGATGGGCAACTTCAAAACAATGGAGAGCTACCTCGTAGCTCTCGGATTTTCCGTAGATTCGGTCGGATATTCCAAATTCGCCGCCGCTCTTCGTGACGCATCTTCGTTAGTTCAAAACCAAACATCTGGAATCGTGAAGTACATGTTGGGGGCTCAGACCGCCATCACCGGTGGATTCGCCGCTGCGGGTGCCTCGGCTCTCGGCATAGTGGACAAGGTGGCGATGGCCGACCAGCAGTACCGGATGCTGGCGCTGCATATGTATACCACCACGGGAGTAGCCCGAGAACTGAAGATGGCCACGGACGCGCTGGGCCAGCCGCTCGAAAACATCATTTGGGACCCGGAACTTTCCAGCAGATTCCAGCACCTCATCGAAATCCAGCGGGCGATGACTAATCAGTTAGGTTCGAGCTTCGAAACGCAGATGGTAAGAATCAGGGATTTGCGCGCTGAGTTCTCGTACTTCGGCGTCGAATTGAAATACTTGACCATGAAGGTGGTCAGTGATTTTGGCAAAGTCCTCGGCATAGACATCGACCAGCTCCTCGTGAAGATGCAGGACTTCAACAAGTGGTTCGTCAACAATCTGCCTTGGATAACGAAATGGTTAGAGAGCAAGCTGAAGCCAGCGATGGTAGACATCAGAAGCGTTCTTTCCGAGACTTGGGATCTGCTGAAGCTCGGGGCGGTAGATTTCCAGAATCTCATCGGTCTGCTTTCCGGCGATAAATCCATCGAGGGCACAGCAGCCAGCTTTGACAAGATGGCAACTGCCATCCAGCGTTGCATGGGCTGGATAACAGATTTCACTAAGGCTGTGATACATGCGCAGGAAATCTTCCTACACCTCGTGAATGCTGGATTGCTCGCAGCAGCGGGAAAATTCACTGATGCCTTGGCAGAATTGAAAGCGGCCAGCGGCCTGATAACCACAGGAAGCACAGCCGTAGTCGGCGCCGCGCTTGGTGGAGCAGTCGGGGCCGTAACTCCAATCCCTGGAGGAATGGTGGGCGGCGCCGCACTCGGAGGGTCTCTGGCGGGCGGGGCTGCGTCCCTCTATGGAACTTTCAAGCATGGTGGATGGACGGAGTTGAAGGCCGCACTTGTTGCCCAGAACGCGCGCACATTGGCGATAGACGCTGGCATGAGGCTTGGCATTCAACCTGATTTGATCTACCGGCAATGGCAGGAAGAGACCGCAAATTTTACCGCCATAAATGCCGCCAGCAATCTTGCGGGCATCAAACGTCAAGGAAAACTCGTGGATTTCCAGACGTTGAAGGATTTTGAGGATTACTACGTCGGCATCTTGAGTGGCAGCAGATATGCGGGACTGCAAAAGCCGTCGAATGTTCAAGATTGGGCCAAGTATCTCGCAAAGGGTCACTATTACACACACGGCAAAGACTTGCCCGCCACGCCAGAGGAGATGTTCAACTACGCCGCTGGAATGGGACGCTACGGAGGCATGGAAACTCGTCCCGTCATCATAAATCACAACAACTTCGACATTGACATAACTCATCCCGGGGAGAGCGGTCAACAAATCGGAGATGCGATAGTAAAGAAACTAAAAGAACATCAGGACAAGCAGTCTCAACGGGTCCAGGCGGATGCCCTGTCTACGTTCTGGGCTTCAGGAGGCCAGTGATGGCAACGTCTTCTGCTTGGCGTCCGCCCCAGTGGGCTTCCGGCCCATCAGTCAGCACCGTGCTTCTCAAATTTCCGGGTCTTCCTAACGCGGTGCAGTACAGTCCATCAGGAATAGGAGCAACGCTTCCGACCGCACCGACCACCTATGTGTTTGATGTGGTTATCAGGGTTGGTCATGAGCAGCAGGTCAGGAAGACTGAGCATCCCGTCCAAACCGGAGCGAACATCTCTGATCATGCGTATGCCATGCCTGCCAGGGTTGTTCTTGACGTTGGCATGTCGGATGCCATGGATTCCTTCACCCTCGGCCAGTGGGCGGGATCGAGAACGAAAAGCGTTTCAGCATATCAGATTATGCTGGCAATGCAGTATGCGCGTGTTCCATTGGTTCTGGTCACGAAGTTGCGCACTTACTCGAACATGATAATCACGTCCATAAGTCCGGAAGAGACGGTCAAGACGATAGCAGGATTGCGAATGCGCGTGGATTTGGAGGAAATATTCGCTGCCAGCATCGAGACCGTTCAGGATAGTGCGAGGCCGGACGCAACAGAATCCAGCAGTCAGGGGACCGTGGTGGCGACGCCTGTTAGCGCAACCCAGCAGGCGCAGAACGGCGTGACGGCCGGGATGGGACCGGCGCCGGTCAACTCGCCGGGTGCTGGAGCCTATTCGAGTTGCAACAACAAGAACCTTGATGAACTTCACGGCCGGTGACCATGTCTGATCAGATCGTTCCGCTCACGTCCGCTTACAATCAGACCTTCACGGTGGAGCTTCAAGTTGACGGCGCTCCTCTAACCTTGAATCATGCGATCCGCTGGTCAGAAATGGCAGGTTACTGGCTCTTGTCGGTGAGTGATTCCGCAGGCAACCTGCTGGTCGATTCCGTTCCCCTAATCACCGGCTGGTATCCGGCGGCGAATCTTCTCGCCCAACATCAATACCTGAAGATCGGCAGCGCTTACATCCTGAACGCTGGAAACTCGAAGGTCGACTATCCAGGGAGAAATAATTTGGGCAGTGATTTTGTTTTGCTTTGGGGAGACACAAACGAGGTTGCATGAGCACATCCACACTCTCGCTTTTTGGAAGAGCTTACGCGCTGACGGTCACGTCGAGAAACGGGCAAAAGAAGAAACTATCATGCGAGGCGTGGGAGCCCGAGGCGTTGCGCGTCACTTTCGACGTGCTTGAGACGACGCTTCCGGCCCAAATGTGGTTTGCGGACATAACGATCTACAATGTCAATGAAGCCGAGATGCTTGACTGTTTGTGGAATGCTAGCTGGATCGAACTTGAGGCAGGTTTTCAGAAAGGGCCGAACAAGTCGTCGCTCATTTGGGGTGGTCCGGTACTCCAGGTCATGTTCGACCGCGAGAACGTGGTGGACTTCAAGATCACATTTAACTCCATCGGCGGCGTGCAGTTCTGGCAGGACAACTTCATCAACGCCTCGAATGGTGCGATGTCAAGCCAGTATCAGATAGTCTCAAACATGATCACGCAGACCCATGGAAACGTGAAAGATAACATCGGTCCGGTTGCAGCAGAAAAACTAAAGGCAAAACAGTATCCCCGAGGCCGAACTCTTTTTGGAAGCACGGCCAAATATCTTGCGCAGATCGCGCAGGACAACGGATTGTCTCAATGGATAGCGCAGAACCAAGCATATATGAGCGAACTGGACTCAGGAGTGAACATGACGCCCGCGATTACTTACGGGCCGCCTTTTCCGCCAGGATACAAGTCGACCGCATCAGAGAAGAACGTCACCAGAAGCATCTTGGGTGTTCCGAAGATGTTTCAATACGGGACGATTTTCACGGTGTTGCTCGATCCTCGGCTTGCCGTGGTTGTTCCTCCTCTCCTGGTGCGGCTTGACAAGACAGTCATCACACAGTTCAAGCTGATTCCGCTGGTCAACCTCCCGGTGGCGCTTGATCAGAACCTCAATCTCATTGCCGCTCAGGTGCGCCATTATGGAGACACGCGCGGGAACGATTGGTGCACAGAAGTCACCGGATACACGCGGGGCTATGCACAGAAACTTTTGCTCCAAGTTCTCAATGCGGGTAAATGATGATAGTCAGGTCTCCAGCTCAAATCACTCCCGGCCAGATCACTTGTTCCGTAAGTCAGCAGTTCCGCGAAATGATCCGACAGGCTCTCGTTGATCTGCGCGTGTCAATTCCTGCGATAGTCCAATCTTTCGATTCTGGCACGCAAACGGTCACCGTGCAGATCGCAATCCGCGAACAGGTACAGTCACCGAAAGGCCCGGTAGATACTGCCATCAAGCCGATCATTAGAGTTCCTCTATTGTTCTTTTCTGGCGGTGGTTTTTCAGTGACATTGCCAGTTGCGCCGGGTGATGAAGGCTGGCTCATCTTCTGCGACATGTGCTTTGATCTTTGGTGGGCTCGTGGAGGAGTTCAAGATCAATTTGCTGTCCATCGACATGACGTGTCCGATTGTGGATTCTATCCTGGCGGACGCAGTCAGCCGCGCAAGCTATCGAACTATTCCACAGCTTCGGCTCAGCTTAGGAGCGACGACGGCTCCGTTATAGTGGACTTGGCCTTAACCGGCATCACGCTGACGGCTCCGAAGGTTCAAATGATCACGACCGGAGACAGCGACATCACGGCGACCGGCAAGCTGAATCTCTCTGCGGGGAAGATTTCGGTGGGTTCATTGCCGGTCTTTGCGAGCAACTTATTGGCCTTGGCGGGAGGCTTGACGGCGGGCGATCTCTACAGGAACGGAGCGGACCCGGATCATATCTGCGTGGTTCACTAGTTTTTCGTGTATTAAGTGATTTGGTGTATCATCATGCTGGAGAAGGTGATGCTGGCTGGTTTCATCATGGTGATCTTCGTTCTCGGAATCATGGTCGGAAGATGGTCCAAGGACTGACATGGCGTTCATTCAATATCTTCGCCTCGATACGTCGAATGATCCGATCCTGATCCCAGACGTGTCATTGACCGACATCAGCGCGGTGGCTCAGGCGATCCTCACGCGCCTGAGGCTGTTTCAAGCTGAGTGGTGGGAAGACTTGAACGAGGGCACGCCGATGTTCCAATCCATCCTGGGAGCGTCTGGATCTCCTAAGAACCAGCAGGCCATGACGCTCGCCCTCATCGAGCGAGTCTCGGGCACGCCGTACGTTTCAGGGCTTCAAGACATCTCGTCACGATTCGACAGCAGAACCAGAAAGTTTTCGTTTTCAGCGACCGCGCAAACCGCCTTCGGGCCAGTTCCCGTTAGTTTCACTCCCGGAGTGGGAGCGGGTTTAGGGGTTTAAGATGGCACCATACGCAGCTCCGAGCATAGGCCCTTCAGGTCTCACGATTCCAGGCTATGAAGATATTTTGAGCGACAACCTTCAAGGGTTTTTGAATCTGTTTGGCCAGAATCAATATGTTGGACGCGACAGCGCTATATTTCAGCTTCTTTCAATCCTGAGCTTGAAGCAGTCAGATACGATGGAGGCAGCCCAACTTGCATATAATCAGCGCTCGCCGCTCACGGCGGTCGGCGCGGGGCTGGACGGAATCGTGAAGTTGAACGGGATCGCGCGCGCCGCCTACACGTACTCGACGGCGCTTGAGACCATCACCGGCACGCCGGGAACGGTCATCGCTAACGGCTTCGTCCAGGACGTGAACGGCAACCAGTGGGCGCTACCCGGACTCGTGACCATACCGGGAGGCGGAAGCATCGCCGTAACCGTGACCTGCACGACTCCTGGGAACGTGGTCGCGGAGCCGGGAGAGATCGCGGTCATCGCCACGCCGGTGGGCGGCTGGCTCACCGCGACCAATGCATCGGCATCCACGCCGGGGCTTCCCGTGGAGAGTGACTCGAAGCTCCGTGCGCGCCAGGCCATCTCGGTGGCCCTCCCGTCGAGAACGATGCTGGCCGGAACGGTCGCGGAGATCGCGGCGATTCCGGGAGTCACAAGATACAACGTGCTGGAAAACCCAACCGGATCGACGGACACTTATGGGAATCCCGCGCACTCCGTCACGGCCGTAGTGGAGGGTGGAACGAACCTGGCCGTCGCCACCGCGATCTATGACAACCGGGGAATCGGCTGCCTGACGAACGGGAAGGTGAGCGGGTCATCGACGGCACAGACAGTGACGGTGAACGTGACGGATCCCAACACGGGCTACGTGATGGCGATCAGTTTCCTCACTCCGCTTTACGTGCCCATCTACGTGTCCCTTTCGGTTCACAAGCTGGCAGGGGCGACCAGCGCGACCCTGGCCGCGATCGTAACGGCGGTCGTGAATTATCTGAACAGCCTCCAGATCGGGGAGAGCGTGACGCTTTCGGCGCTGTACGCTGCGGCGATGGCCGTCACGCCGAATCTCTCCCAGCCGCTGTTCGCAATAGAGGCTTTGACGTTGGATACTTCGCCAACCCCAACGGGGACCACGGACATCGCCATCGCATTCCAGGAAGTCGCACAGGGAATAGACGATGGAGTTCACGTGATCGTGACGAGCGTGTAAATGCCTGCTTTGCCATATCCGCAGACTTACGGGATCGGGGGCTACGGCTCTGGCCTTTATGGGAACCAGCCCATCGAGACGTTGCCCATTGGTTATTACCTGAGCCTGCTGACGTCGGAATACGCTCTGCCGAACTCTCCGAAGTGGAACGCCTTTCTTTACTTGCTTTTGAAAAAGTTCGACGACGTGTCACAATGCCTCGTGCAGATGGACACGGCGTTCGACATCGACTTCGCGGTGGGAGTGCAGCTCGACGCCGTGGGAGTGATCGTGGGCCAGAGCCGCACCGTGGGATTCCAGCCGAGCGGCGGAGTGAGTCCGGTTCTCGATGACGCAACTTATCGAATCCTGCTCAAAGCAAGAGTAGCTCAGAACCAGTGGGACGGAACCATCGGCGGGATGCAGGCAATCTGGCAGAGCCTTTTCCCTTCGGGCCGCATCATCATCGCCGACCAGCAGAACATGACGGCGGACATCCTGGTGACCGGATCGTTCACGTCGATCATCGAGGACTTGATTGTGAACGGATACATCGTGCCCAGGCCCGAGGCGGTTTTGTATAACTTCATCTTCCCACACTTCCCGATGTTCGGCGCCGATCTGGACAATGCTTTCATTGCCGGGGCCGATCTCGGATATACGACGTAAGGAGCAGACATGGGCAGCTCGAACTTCTTGCAACACAATCCGACGCAGACCAACCAGGAATCTGACAGCTCATATACTGCGGAGTCTCTTCGATCTGGAGGAATCCCAGTAGACGCGATCCTTCCTTCGCCCTGGCTGAACAAAATCTGGTATCAATGCACGACCGCTGTCGCCGCATTGATGCAGATGATGGCCTCAAAGGGTTATGTTTTGTCGGACGCGAACCTGAACGTGCTGAGCGGAGTGCTTGCCAACATTTTGACCTGGGCGGATTTTCCGCTCGGCCTGCCCAAGATCACCGCAAAAGTCGATCTTGTAGGATACAGCGGATCAGTCATAGCTTACCTGATCACACCTGCTGCGGCTGGATTCTACAGAGTGTCCGCTGAAGCATTCATCTATTCACCTACGGTCACTTCCACGTTGGCCGTTGAGATCAATTGGACTCAGAACGGACAGGGACTAAGCGGCACGCTGATACCCTCGACGACGGTGGTCACATCCATCGCGGCTGCGCAAGGTGAGTGTGTCTTGTATGGCGATGCCGGAATCCCTATTCAGTACGTGGTGAGTTGGTCTGGACCAGGATTAGATCATTATGACGTGCATATACGATTGGAAGCATTATAGAATCTGTGCGTGGTGAGAACATGAATCTGTCGAGAAAAACCTCTTGGCTTTCACTGTGGTGCATGCTGTTGTGCGTTTCTGCTTTTGCTCAAGGGCCTGTCCTGACGACCGTCGCTTACACTTACGCTCGACCGGACGGAAGTTTACCGTCAGGCACGATCAGCATAATGAATCCTCCCTTCACGAGCCCGGACGGGTTCCCAATCGCGGCAGCGAACAAGACGGCGCAGTTCTTCACGGGAGCGATTTCAGTTCAACTGGTCCCCACTCAGGGTGGAAGTCCTGACAGGCAGCTCTACACCGTGCTGATAACTCCGCAAGGTAATCCGATGGTGCAGGAATTTTGGTCGGTTCCGCAGTCTGCAGGAGCCGTGAATCACGCAGCCGTGATCTCATACCAGACTCCCCTGCCGAATCCCTTGATAGGCATACCGGAGGGCGGTACAGGAGCGAGCACGGCTGCTCAGGCGCGTGCTAACCTCGGCATCACCAGCGGAAGCGTCACGGGATTCAGCGCAGGCAATCTACTTCCTCTTTTCAACTCCTCCGTCGCCACCCCGTCCAGTACGCCAGCCCTGAGCTTCTCTCTTCTGACGACCGAGCCAGACTCGATTTTCGGCAATTTTTCAGGAGCGACCGCCCGTCCTGCTTATGGAGGGGGATTGATTTCCTGCGGCGATTCCACTCACGCATTGGGATATTTGAACCATGTTTTTGAATGTCAATCTCTGTCGTCTGGCACTCCGCTTCCAGCGAACACCGATCCTTTAGCCGCCGATAGTTTCGGTGCTGCCATCGCCTCGAAAACCATCGTCAACGTGATGAACTACGGTGCGAAGTGCGATGCCACGACTGACGACAGCCCAGCGTTCACGGCGGCGGTGGCTGCCATGCCTGGAGGAACGCCTTATCCAGCACTCAACACGGTTGGAGGTGGCATACTTCTCATTCCGGCCAGTCCCACACCCTGCAACCTGGTCTCTGCGAGGCTGGCAATCACCAAGGCCAACGTCAAGGTATCGGGGTACGGTGCTTCACTGCTTTGCACGGTTGCCGATGACTGCGTGACGCTGGGCGATCTCACCAACGTCAATTCAGGGATCAACAACATAACCATCGAAGGTCTCGCCATCGAGCCGGGCGTGGGCTCGGTTGGGCATTCTGCGATCCGCGACAACGCGCAGGGCACCCGCATCGTGGATGTCAGCGACGTTTATAACTACACCGGATGGCCAGCGCACTACGGCTTCAACCACTTCATCGAGAACGATGACGACTTCTTTCAGCAAGTCGAGCATCTTTACATAAGTGGCGGCACGCTGCGCTGCGACCCGACCTTCTGCGGCTCCTACATTTGGGGGCCGGGGCCGTTTGCTACAAATGCCGGGATCACCTATCTGTCGGGTGGATTCAATATTTCGCCAGAATGCTCTGGCAATGGGATTGACTGGAACAACAATAACACTCTCAGTATCAGGGATGGGGTGATTGAGGGATATAACCAATTTGCTATTCGGGCTTGGGCTAGCAATAACCCTAGCGCCCTTAGTGTGAATCACGTCTACATGGAACGTGGAAGTTGCACCAACCCCTTCGGTAATGTGGGTAGTGCTGGGGTCATAACTTACAGCCCAACCACTTGGGTTGGCAGTCAACTCGGCGGCGGGAGCGTGCCGGTGTTCACGCATTCCGGCTCGGGCTCAGGCACCAACTATCAGTATTACATCGTGGGCAAGAATGCTGGTGGCGCTGTGACCGTTCCGATGAGCGCCGGATACATCACCAATGCTCTGGTGGGCGCGTCTGACTCGATCACAACCAACTGGATACATTATGGAGCAACCTCCTACACTATGCTCCGGCAGGAGGGATACGGAGTCATAACCGCAGCTCCATACGGCACGGGAAATTGGGCCGTAGCTGTCGATCTAGCGGCATCGAGCGCGTGCAACGCTGCGGGCCTTTGCACCTTCGTTGATACGGTGGCGAGTCCGTCGTCTTACACGGTTAGCACCAGTCCGACCTATTCGCCCACCATCACATTTTGGGGCGGTGCGATTGTTCTTGCTGGTAGCGGCGCAACCTACTCGGGTAGTCCTCTTTCATTGGGTGGGATTTTCGTAAGTCCCAACGCTCCCAACGCCGGTCAAATTAACCTGACCGCAGGACCAACCACAGCTTACTATCAAGACCCTGAACCTTTCAGTCCTGTTCGCATTAATGTCCCCCCAGGTTCAGGAGTCCTGTATCAGCCTCAAAACGCAATCCTGATGGACCAGGGTTATGGGGCGGTTTTAGGGAGTAAAAAAGGTCTAATTAATTTGGGGCAGGCGTCCAGAGCCTATACTGTAGACACGATTACACTCGGCGACAGTAATCCCAACAAAACGTCCGCATCTATCAGTGGGCGACCTGCCAGTGATGTTGGAGATGCCGCTGTATGCGTGGATCACGCCGGTACTTGTTTTAGAGACCCGATAGCCCTTACTGAGTACATTAATAGCCTCGGGAATAATGTAAGTTGGTTGGAGCGGCTGACCGCAAGTCTCAAGATATTCAATGTGCCCTTGACGGCTTTTTCGGTGGCTCAGCTTGTTGCGCCGTTTTGCGGTTATCTTGCCGATATTCCAACTGGCGGGATGCTCCTCCCTGGCCACCAGTACTGCTATATTGCTACGACTCTGGATTACTTAGGCGAAAGTTATCATGACCGACCGGAAGGTTGCATCACGACAGCTAATGACGGGAACAGTACGCATCAAGTCCAAGCGTACTTCAAATCAAATGAAGGGGCCACTAGGGGGTACAATGTCTACGGTCGCGAGACGGGCACCGAGCAGTTGATGACCCCATCGCATATTGCCAACACTTGGCCAGACTATTATTTCATCTTTACCGATACTGGTTCAGTGACCCCCAGCGGGGCGATGCCGACGAAGGATACGACGGGGCAGATTTCGGCTACGCAGTTTAATGGTCGCGTTGCCCATGGAATCAGTTTCACGATGGGTGACCCCGTCAACAATACGGCGCTGACAACCTCGGAAGTCCAGTACGTGACTGTGCCCTTTGCCTGCACGATTCAGGCTTACAACCTCGCCATTGATGCAGGCACGATCACGGTTAAATTCTGGAAGGTAGCAAGCGGAACTGCGATCCCCACGGCCTCGAACTCGATCAACACGGCTGGGGTTTCGATTGCAGGTGGAACTGCCATCCATAGCGGCACACTGACCGATTTCACCACCACCGATGTTGTGACTAATGACATCATGGCAATGGCGGTAACGGCTGTTGCGACCGCCAAATTCGTGAATGGTGTTCTTCAATGCCAGTGAACGGCTTACTCAGAAAATTCGCTTTCGGGTTATGCGTAGTGCTGTGCTGCCTACCTGCCCACGCGGGCTGGACACTCAAAAATTCCACAATCACGGCGGGAAGCACAGCGAATCCTTTCGTCATGGGCGCCTTTGCTCATCCCCTTACGCCGGGGAGTATCATCATCGTGAGTTTCGGGGCCAATGGGACGAGTATCCCAGTCCCAACCGATGACGCTGGGAACACTTACTATGACTATGGCGGAGGTCCTGTTCAGGATCATTTGACGCTCTATGATTACAACTTTTATGCTTTGAACACTCACAGCACAGCCTTAAATAAAATCTACATCTCCAACAGTGGCGGGTCCTTCATTTACGGTAGCGTCGGTTCAGAGTGGACGGGTGGCGTGCCATCCAGCCCAGTTGATGTTTATGCCATTACTGCATTGGGGATCGCGGGCAGCGGCACTGATAATGCTTCGACGGCATCCGCTGACACCACTCAAAAGGGCGATTTGATTTACGGCCACGTTATTTGTTGGGGCGGTCCTGCCCATTCGGCTGGAACAGGTTTTACCTACATCGGCAACAATAACTATCCAGGAGAGTACTTGATTCAATCCTCACTGGGAACAGTGGCCGCAACTTGGACAGTGGGTTCTGGAGACTACTACGGAGCGATCATGGTAGCGTTTAAGCAGGCTCCCATTGTCAGCCTTTCGGCTTCTACTTTGGGCTTCGGAGCTTGGCCAGTCGGCGTCACAAGTTCTTCCCACACGGAAACGATTACGAATACCGGCATCGTGGATTTGGTCATTTCGACAGTTACGATCACGGGCACGGATTTTGGAGACTTCTCGAATGTAGCCGATACGTGCAGCGGCGAGACCGTCACGTCCGGCAATACCTGCGCGGTTAGCGTGACGTTCACGCCATCTGCGATCGGAAGCCGCAGTGCTTCGCTGAATTTTGCCGACAATGCCAGCGACACTCCACAGGCAGTGGTTTTGGCGGGAACGGGTGGAGTGGCCAACAGTGGCCACAGCGGGATCATGTAGCATGATATGATGGAGGTGTTATGATGCGTTTCAAAAAACTTGGCTGTCTCTTGATCCTTGGTTTATTCCTTGCAATTCGTGCTCCCATCCCAGGATTGTCACAGGGAAACTCGTGCGGCATCTCCGGCGCGTGCAAGGGAAACATCACGACCAACGGTGACGCTGTGATCCTTCCCGTCCCCCAGGACACCGCGACCATCGTTGTGACCGTGGCTGGCACATGGACAGGAACCCTTCAGTTTCAGCAAAGCTCGGACAGCGCCTCGACCTGGCACTCCTCGAGCGGGAATCCACAGCCTTCAGGAACAGGGGCAACGTTCACCACGGCCAACGGGCAGTGGCGCTTCGTCGGTTCTGGACTCACAAACTTTCAGGTCATAGCCTCCGCAACGATCAGCGGAACGGCTAACGTAACCATAACTCCATCTAAGGGATCCGCGGCATCTGGAGGATCCGGATGCTTCTCCGGGGGCGATCTGACAGGATGCTCGCCAAACCCTACCGTGGCCAACGCGAACGGGGTGCCCCTTCCGACGTTGGCCGGGCAGTCTGGATATTTGCTGGACACCAACGGGACTCTCTCGCTGAACGCTGGCATCGCGGTAGCTCATAATCTTCTTTCAGCCACGCACAGCGACACCACTCCGGCCGCCGTCGAACGCGGCGCCATTATCACCGGTCAGGGTGTCAATCCAACTTGGGCAAAACTTCTGGCAGGTGTTCAATATCAAAGTCTCGTGATGGGCGTGGCTGAACCCGGATGGGGCGCGCTTGATCTTAGTCAAGCGGCGGCGGTCACGAACAACCTCGGTACGGGGCATGGAGGAACCGGCGCCGCCACTGCTGCTGCGGCCTTAGTCAATCTCTTGCCGGCTGGAACGAGAGTTGGTGACATGCTCTATTGCACAACCTATGCGGCTGGTGCTTGCTCGGCATGGACGCTGCTCGCGGGGAATACCACGAGCACCGCTTGGCTGCAAGAAACCGCTGGCGGCGTCGCGTCCTGGACCGTACCTCCGGGGGCTGCGCCTGCTGGCTCTGGCAGCGAGGTGCAATACCGTTCCAGTGCCTCGGCTTTCGGGGCCGTCACGGGATCGAGCTTCAGCGCAGGGGCGCTGACACTTCCCAAAATCATTGGGACCGCGTCTACCACGGCAGCGGCCGCATTCAACATCCCAAGCGGCGTGGCTCCAACAACCGGACTAGGCACTGGAGACCTCTGGAATCTTTCCGGCATCCTGCAATTCTACGATGGCACTAACACGCAGTCGGTGGCTACGATTCAAACTCCAAGCGTGAACGGCAATTATGCCTCGTTCAGTGGCACCGGTGGGCTGCTGCAAAACAGCGGATATGCTGTGGGCAATGCCGTAAACTTCAACGGGGCTGGCGTTTCCATCAACATCCCCGTACTGGCAACGAATGGTTCAGGCCAGCTTGTGGCATCCACGGGGCACCAAGTATCAGTTCCTCTGGCTTGCGTGGCCGGTGGGGGCTCGCACACGGCCTACACCTGTACGACCGCGCCGACTTTTGCCCCTGTTGCCGGAGATGAAATTCTATTCAAGGCAGATGTCGCCAATACGGGGGCCTCAACGCTGGTTGTCAATGCTCAGGCGGGAACGCCTGCGATTGACAAGCAAGGGGGAGCTACAGCGCTTTCGCCTAATGACCTGTTGGCTGGCCAGTATGTATTCATGATTTTTGACGGCACGAACTGGACGATGCAAGGACAATCAGGAAACGGTATCGGCGGGGCTCTCCAGGTTTCAGCGAATACGCTGAATAATACGAACACCACCTCCCAAGTGTTGATTACAGGCGGCAATGATGCTTCTTCAGCCGGGACGGTTGGGCCGCTCAATCTGCGTGGGGGAAACCAGACCGGCACGGGTGGAGCAAGTTCGCAGGGTGGCAGCGCTTGGTTACATGGCGGCAATAACGCTGGAACCAATGCAGGTTCACAGGCGGGGAACGTCGAAATCATAGGCGGTGAGTCTACGGCAGGAGGAAAGCAGGGTCTCCAGGTGAGTGGCGCATGGTTCGCCAAGGGTGTAGGAACTTCGACACCGTGGAACCTGCAATGCCTGACTACGGCGATGACCGTAAATGACTGCGGGGCATCGCCGGGCAATTGGCTGGGAATTGCCGCTCTGGTACACACAAGCTCGGTGGAAGTAATCTTCCCGACTGCCGAAACGCTCGTCAACGCGAGTGCTGCGGTGACGCTGGGGGACACAGTCTGCGCAGGATCGACAGCAGGTCAAGTTACGGATTCCGGCGGGACATCTACCTGCACCGCTACGCAAGGCTCTCAGCTCGGCGTCGTCATTGCGACGAGCGGTACGTGGACCCTGCCTGACGGGACTACATTTACACCTACCACGACCTTGCCACTCATTGCAGTACAGACCGCAGTGCGGGCATTGAACATGACAGGCGCTACCGACACGATTCTAATGGGTAACGATGCGGGCGTCGGGTCCCTTCCAGCCTATAAGACTGGTCCTTCAGGTGGGACTACCGGATGTGCGGGTGCTACCGATACGCCGACCTACAACACGTCAACCCATGCTTGGGGATGCCACCAGATCACGCCAGGTACGGGCACTGTCACAGCCTCGGGAACCCCCGCTCAGTACGATTTCCCCTACTGGACCACCGCGACCAATTTGACGAAGATCACCGCACCCACCACCAAGGGCAAGTTTTCTGTCGGCTACAATCTCCCCACCGACGCTGCGGCGGCTCCCAGCGTCATGCAGGTTGGCTATGGTCCCCCTCGTGGCGTAACAGGGACGACAAGCACAGATACAGTCTTATTCACCGACTGTAATAGCGGTATCCTATTTCAAACATCAGTCGCAGTGGGCGAAACTCTGCCTACCGCGACGACGCTTGAGAATGCGGCCTGCAACATTCAAATGGACAACCGCACCACTGGTTCTAATACAGCGGTGACGGTCACGCCCGCGACCTGGCAAATCAGCAAGAACGGGGGCACGCCGGGGGCGACGCTTACCATAGACCAGGGCCAATCGTGCTTCGTGTACGTAATCCCGACAGGCGCTGGGTGGGATGCCAACTGCCACAATGCTACGCTTGTCGCGGGGACAGGCATCGCTTTGACACGCGCTCCTGATACTTTGACTATTGCCAATACAGGTGTCACGAGCGTAGCGACTGCGGCTCCTCTGAGTGGTGGGCCGATTACTTCGACAGGCACTCTTTCTTGCCCCACCTGCCTAACCGGTCCCAACGTGAACACCGTGGGTGGGATCATCGGGACGGATTTTGTACAAGGTGTACAGGCTGCTTCCAGATTCTATGCTTGGTTCGCCAGTGGGCAAGCGAGCAATCAGCAGTTTGTTTCTCCTTTGACGGTGTGGCTGTCAAACTTTACGGCGCTTGTTTACGCAGTTCCCAGTCCTAGTAATTACTCTTCACTCCAAACAGGGCTTGCCGTGACAACTGGCAATACGGTTAGTCTTCCCTATTGGACGGTTCCTGGAAGCACGGCTGCGGGTGCAGTTGCTTCTAGCGCAGATCAGGGACTCCGCCCGTTGCTGGTTCCGCAGGGCTTGGCAATTTCTATACCGGCTAACGGTGTCGGTGGACCGCTTTTATCGAGCTACACTGCCGAAATATTGGGTTCGACTGCACAGATTCTCGGCACCAATCTCAATGCGGCCACGGTGGGGACTGGCGCTATTGTCTACACTTCATTTTCTCAATCTACTACTCCATCAGCTACCGAAACAACCGTGGAAGTTCCAGTTCCGTGGACTTTAGGTGGTACGGCGAAAAATCTTTGTTGGTATCAGAGTACGGCTAATGGAGCAGGTGGAGCACTTACGGTTACACTTCGGCAGGGAGTGGGCGCGGCTGGAGCTTTGGGGGATACAACTCTGACGCAAAACTCACCCTTGAGCATGGGTTTGAACAACGCCTATTGTGACTATTACGCAACCACAAGTCATAGTGTGGCACTTGCACAAGGGGATCGAATTACGCTCGGACTCGTCAACGGAAACGCCTCTGCCGCATCCGGCGCTGTCGAGGGGTTTTCGATGCAGGTTGATCCCAACGGCCTTGCTAATGGTTGGATCATTTTCGGTCTGAACAGTTCGACGTTGCCTAATGCCTCCGCTACCTATCTCTGTCCCTTTACAAATCGCCAAACCACCACGATAACCTCGGCTTCGGCTGGGATGCCAGATGCTAGGGTTGCCGTGAATCTCATTGGCTATTGTACCGCTGCTCCGGGCACCGAACCGGCTACGTTCACGCTCTACAAAAATGGCTCTCCCACCAGTATCGTTGCCACGATCCTTACGGCCTTTAGTGCTCCAGGGGAAATTTCTGATTTGTATGCGAGCACTGGTCATTCAGTGGCCTACGCCGCTAAAGACATATTCACATTGAAATACAACCAACTAGCGACAGGTACGGCACCGACATGCACAGCGTTCTCTTTAGAGACTGCTTCGGCAGCGGAGTAAAATGCGAAAACTGATCCTCATCCTCGCTTTTCTAGCTTTCCCGGTCCTGGGCTGGGCGACAGCCTGCGACGTGCCGAACTCCGCTTGCTATGTGCGTGCGGGAGCCACCGGGACAGCCGACGGGAGCGACTGGACGAATGCCTACACCGTGCTTCCGGCCACGCTGACGCGGAGTTACACCTACTATTTGGCCAGCGGGACGTATCCCGAGTACTACGCGAACACGGCGAACTCAGGAACCACAACGATCACCATCCAAGCGGCGACCACAGCCAGCCACGGGACGGCGGTGGGCTGGTCGAGCGCCTACGCCACGGACGTTTCAGGCCCAGCGATTTTCAACGCCAGCACGGGAGGCACAGGGCTCAGCTTCAATAACAACTCCAGCTATTGGAACGTGACCGGAGCCGGAACCTACACGGGCATGGGCTGTGGTCCTGGTGGTGCGGGCTGCGGTCTCAAGATTGACGGGAGCGCTTGCACCTCCGCGTACTGCTACAACTTGGGACTCTGCCTGGCCGCCTATCACGGCTGGACTTCCTGCCCGCATGACATCAGCGTGAGCTATCTCGAAATCCTTGGCGCTGGGTTCGCCAACGCGGACACCCACGTAGACAGCAACGTCCACATGGATTCGGACGGATGGACAAGCAGCAATGGAGGCGGGAGCAACTTTACGCTCTCGCACCTGTATCTCCACGGTTCGAGCGGCGGTCCCTTTTTCACCGAGTTCGTCACCGGCATCACTCTCGACCACTCCTACATTACCGGCAACGTCTCGACCTCCACCCACCACGGCGAAGCCTGGGCGGACATGGGGTCGAGCAACGTCACGATCAGCAACGATAACTTTGAGGATGCAGAAGGCTCAGGCTTCATTGTGGAGCTTGACCGGGGCGGCTGCACGGCGTCCTGCATCGCTAATAACTGGTTGATGTACGGGGACATTTTCTATTACGACAATGGGAACACTCGAAGTTGCACCACTGCGCCGTGCAACACCGGAATCGGCGATGGCGTGATCGACTGCATCAACGGGATGATCTGCACCGGATGGGTGATCGAACAGGACACTTTTGCGAATCTGTATGGGATCAATGCCGCGCTATGCGAGGACTGCACCGCCGAGGGCAACGTAGCCTCTACCTGGACCGTCCGAAACAACCTCTGGTACGGCAACACGAATGGCGGTATCGAGATGGGCTCCGAAGAACACAAATGCGCGGCCTGCACGGTGACAGAGGACTACAATTCGATTTTAGGGTACAACACCGGAACCTTGGACACAGGGTTTTTCAGCGGGGCGCACGACGTTATCCTTGTGGCGACGCCGAGCAGCCCGTTTGTGTCTTGGACAGCTAATCCGCCCAATTTTCACCTTGTTGGGGACAATGCGGACTGGAATGGAGGCGTCACACTTACCTCTCCATACAATATTGATCCCGATGGAGTAGTACGTGGGATCAGTGGATCCTGGGACCGAGGAGTTTTCCAGCTTACTGGAGCCCCAGCGGGTTGTGGACCAGGAACCGATCAAAGTCTGTGCGGCAATGTGGGCGACCCCTATGCGGGTGGGGGGGCGCCGACGCCAGATGCCACGATTGCTGCGTGTGGCGCGCTGACTCCGGCAAGTCCCGGTTACGTTTACCGCGTGACGGCGAATATTGGAAGTGACGCCACCGCAAATTGTATCACTTGGTCTTACACGAACTCGTTTGTGCTCGATTTGTACGGACACACAGTCACGGGGATGATCCACGGAACCAACTCCCCTTACGGCCTGACCATAATGAACGGCACGGTGAACTGCAATTCCGTGGCGACCGGCTGCGTGGATGTCGGTCAGGATGCGACGGCGGCAGCCTATGACAAGATTCACCACCTGACGATCAACCAGGCGGCCCTCGGCGGGAGGATTATCAATTTCAACCAGAACAATCTCTACTCCCCTGTGGCTACCCGGTATATCCAGGTGTACAACGTCCAAGGCACGCTTCCCAATGCGAGCGAGGATGGCAACCGCGCGTACTTCGTTTGGGTAAACGGCGGCAACACCGTCCCGGCAGAAGTATGGAATTCTACCGTTTCCCCCGGTGCGAATCTGAATGCCTTCCAGGGAATCGCCATGTATGCGACGCCGGGGAGTCTGGTGCGGAACAATTACATCATCCTGCCACACCCAACCTACGACACGGGTGTGTACGACCCGCCCCGCGCCATCCTGTTCGACTGCGAGGGGAAGGTGGGAAGCCCGTGTGGCGGCAACGAGGCAGCGTACAACCAGATCGTCGCAGATGTGAGCCGAGCCATCCGAGTCAGGGCGGAAACTGGAGACCTGATCCACGATAATCTCCTGCAAGATTGTAGGTTTGCGGCCATAAGCGGTGGCTGCATCAACATCGGGGACACCGACATTCAGGGCGAAGCAAGTTCGGCGGAGGTTTACGCTAACACCATCGAATTGAACGATGGGAATGGGATCAACCTGGGCGGAGACAGCCACAGCACGGCAAACGTTCACGGCAATACCGTCACCTGTTACCTGGGAAGTTGCAGCAGCGCTCTCTGGTTTGCCATGACGCAGATAACCGAGTCGAGCTTCACGCACCCCATTGCTGGCCCGACCTTGACGGTTAATAACACAGACTTTCCTGCTGGATGGGGAAGCAGAAATGCGGTCTTATCGTGCGGGCCAGCAGGCAACCCGAGTTACGTCTGCGGCGTTGCGGATGACACCGCGAGCGTGATCTCCTGCAATACCGGTGTGGTGGTCGGAAACGGAAACAAGACATCGGATTGCTTTGCGCCCATAAATTTGCGGGCGGTACCGCATTAGGAGCAAACATGAAACGACTTCTACTTTTGGTTGCTAGTGTTTTCACAGTTTCAGTGGTTGCCGCTGCGCAAGCGCCAACCCAACTGGCCGTCTCTCTGCAATTCATTTATGGCTCCTGGCCAGTTTGCACGGCCACGGTGACGACAAATTGCATCGCCGGGTTCAACATTTACGATACGACCACGACAAA